TATGAAGACAATCAACAAGTTCGGAAAATTTATCCTGTCAACGCTGCTGTCTGTGCTCTGTTTCGCATTGGGCGCGCAGTCAGGTGTGATGATGGCAGCAGCAAGTGAACTTCCTGATGCAGGTGTTACTGCTTCAGGAAATCCTGGTGATGGCAGTGGAGGTATCTCCACTGAAAGTGATGGCCGCGAGAATGGCGATCCTGAGTTCTATTCAAAGGAAATTGACAAGCGTATTACAAAGATTCGTCCGATGGCTACGCCGGTGGATCAGATCAGCCGATATGCCAAATCAATTTCTACTGATAGCTTCGAGGTTAAATACTATTCAGTTGGTACTAGACCTATAGTATGCACTACTTCCGGTGAAGTGACTAAACAGACATCTGGTGAATCTGTTTCTCTTCCGGTTGATGATGCGAACATGTTTACTATTGATGACACTATTCGTGTCGTCGGTGTGAAGGGTGAGTTTGATTACACTGGAGCGGCTTATAATAAGAGTGATGAGAATACTCCGGATCTTCAGCTCAAAGTCTGTGGAAAAGACGCCAGCACATCAATGCCTACCGTTTATGCCGTTAACGGCTTGAAAGATTCTACCGGAAGGGCTATTTGGGTCCCGGCGATTCCGAGCGGCACTAAACTGGTTCGAATGGGCAAGGCTTGTGCTGAACTTGAAGTGCAGACTGGGCGTTTTAATAACATCCCGACAGCCGAGGTCCAGTATTGTCAGAATTTTATGATCCAGATTGAGCAGTCTACTTTTGACAGGATTGCAAAGAAAGAGGTTGACTGGAGTTTCTCTGACATGGAGGAAGACGGAATCTATGACATGAAGCTCGCAAAGGAAAACACTCACCTCTGGGGTGTAAAGAACGTTATTTCTCATTCAACAAGTGATGGTATGAAAACCTGGTTCACCGGTGGCCTTTGGTGGATGGCAGGGAAAGACATTGAGGTCGGAACCTATAATAATGATATCAAGACAACTACCATTACGGACGATAACCTGGTGGATATTGCAAAGGACCTTTTTGTCGGAACCGGTATCGGTAACAAAAAGAAAGTGCTGTTCTGCGGCTCGGATATGCTCGCTGCCTTCTCAAAAATTAAGAGCGAAAAGTTCAGGCTTAAAGATACAGTTGAGGTTTGGAATCTAAAATTCAAATCCTGGGATACGGACTTCGGTGAGTTGCTGACAATCCATCACGAGCTGTTCGATGCTAATGGAATGAGCGATTGCGGATTTGCCCTTGATCCGGAATATTTGACTAAAGCGGTGCATGTGTCTTGGTCAAGAAATATTCTTGATTTGAAGAAAGCAGGAGTCAGAAACACGAATGCTGTAGTTATGCAGGAGGTCTCATGTCTTTACTTGAGGTATGCTAAAGCCCATGCGAGAATGAGATTGGCTCATGCAGCATAGTCCAAGTCTATAGGTTTATATTAACAATACGGGCGGGCGGAAATGCGCCCGCCCTTTTTTAGATAAATGATACTAGATATGAAAAAGTACATTTCAAATTCGCAGTTAAGCATTAATGTCACTATGGCGTCAAACAATTCTCTACATGTCAGATTCACACCTTTGACAGGTGGAGGAAGTGTTTTTTACAGTGACGACAAGGATATTCAGGCGGCTCTTGAACGTCATCCGAAATTCAACAAACTATTCAGAATTGACCCGTATTATATTGAAAAGCCAGTTAAAACTGCAAAGAAGAGCACCTCAAACACAGCATCGAAGAGTTTCAGAAAAGTGAAGGTGTCTTGCGTTGATGATGCTAAAGATTATATGGCAGATAAATATGGAACCAGCCGCACGCAAATGAAGAGTATCGCCGAGATTAAAACTGTTGCGGCAGAGAAAGGTGTTGAATTCGAGGGCATCTAATTGAAATTTTACAATGCATAATATCGTATTCTGGGATGTTTTTCACACTTGACAAGTTAAAGAAAGAAATCCGCATTGCCTTGGATCAGAACAATAGCAGTGCTTTGTTGGAGGGCGTTGGGGACATTGATACTCTTACTGTAGAAGAAATTATCACAAGTAAGATTGTCGATGCTGTACGGATGGTTACTATTGATGCGCCTTCATATCTACTTGATGGGGGAAAGCCTTTTGCTGGCAGTCTCGCTTGGGAGAGCCAGCCGGGATATGGTTGTGGATGGACATTGCTGCCGGATGATTTTATGCGGCTCGTCTGCTTTAAAATGAGCGATTGGAGTTATGCCGTAACTGATGCCGTTTTGGAGGATAGTCAGGCTTATCGTATGCAACGGAGCAGATTTCCAGGAATTCGTGGGAATCCGGAACGTCCGGTTGTTGCAATTACTTCTCAACCAGCAGGACTGGTTCTGGAGTTCTATTCCTGTTCTGCCGGAAGCGAGGCCTATGTTACAAGGGCTAGATATATTCCCGTCCCTAAAATTGTTGCTGACGAAGCAGATGTTGAGGGTATTGAAATATGCGAAAAGTTGAAGCCCGCTGTAGTGTATTATGCGGCATATCTTACGGCATTGAGTACAGGAGCCGCAGATCAGGCAACGGCTCTATTACAAACCAGTAGAGAATTGATTAAATGATGGATAAGAATAATCTAGGTAGCTTCAATAGCTTACAGGAACTTTGGGATGCGCATCCGGAAGGAGGCCACGAAGGGGACTATGCGACTGTCAATGGCGTAGTGTTCCGCTGGAATAAGTATAATCGCATCTGGAGCAGTACGGGAACTCCGATGGAGACACACGGAAGAAAAACGGATTTGCATGAGGGAGATGTAATCATTACTAATGACCTCACTGTTGCTGGCATGATTCGAGCGCGAGGTGTGAAGCAACCCAATAAAGGATTATTTCATGATCTTGCGTCGCTTCAAAAACGATATCCTTTTCCGGAAGTAGGTTGGTGGGCGACAGTTGGAGATTCTGTGCCTGGTCAGATTTATCGTTGCGATCAACCTGGCGTGTGGTCTGCCACAGGAGAAACTGGCGGGTTGGATTCTGTTGACTACGAGAAGATAACCAAAATAGAACAGCTGCTGCAAGAAGGGTACACTTTCATGGGCGTGGCAACACTGGAGACAAATCCGGGTACACCCGACCAAAAGGTGTTCTATATTGCGTATGGCAAGGGTGTATATGCAAATTTCGGGGGGCTGAATGTCAATGAGGATGAAGTCGTTTTGCTGACTTACGATGATGCTTGGAAAAAGTTGTCATCTGGAATTGCGTCAAGTGCTTCTATTCAAAGAATATCAACAGAGGCCACAAAATTGGTAGCCATCTCGACTCCGAAAGCAGTTCCGTTTGAACTAATTAAAGGAGGTTATTTGCTTAATGGTAAACTCAAAGAAAGTTCTAACGCATCCTACACGAATTTTATTAAAGTTGACTCGAACAAACTATATCGCGTCGTCAGTATATTATACTATATTGGTGCGGACTACGTTTGTTTTTATGAAGAGTCTAACTTCGACAAACCAGTGGCATGGCTGAAGCCTAATAGTGCTCATATCCCGATGGATGACATTATTAGCGTACCTCAAGGAGCGAATTACATGGTTGTATGTACATTTAAGTCTCTAATAATTAGCGTTGAAGAGATGTGCAAAGACAGAGCGGCATCTGTAACTACAGAGAGTGAAGTCAATTATATGTCTCTATTCCATGAGTTGGTGCTGAAAGGACTGGTAAAAAGGACAAATAACATTTATAACGCTTTTCAGAACAACTTGTCTCCGCTCCAGTTTTATATCAACAGCCAATATGTTTTATCTACAAGCGAGCTTAGCATATTTACCTATTTTATCAAAATAGGGAAAAGCAAGAAAGGTGTTTATTACAACTTCAAAATCTTTTCCGAACAAGATTTTTCGGGAATCCTCAGTCACTGCTATTTGTCATTGATTGACAATTTAGCATCTGGCGAGAAAATCAGTTCTTCAGGATCATTCAATCTTGCGAACAAGCGAGGCTATATGCCTTCAGATAAAGAGTCTGAATTGTATTTAGTCGTCGTTTTTGATACTGCCGCGGATAACATATCTAAGGCACGAGAGGTATTGCGCCTAATTTCCGAAAACCTTGTCGTGACAGAAACGGCCACACACACATATCCTACTGCTTACGAGCCATATTATAATCTCGGTCTTTCGTTAAACACTGAAAAGATAAGCGATGCGACTAACCTGTATATTATTGATAGCGATGGAAATCTGGTCGGCAACAAGATAAAGTTTGGTTATGTGGAACCTCCCACATCGGATGTCGTTGACTCGAAGTATCTTAATTCTGTAAAAGCTATAAAACTAAAATTGGAGGGTAATAGCGCAAAAGAGGCGGTTGTCGTTGGAGATGGATGGAGTGGGAATCTGTCTAATGGATATTCACACGTAGCGGGCAAAACCGAGGCGTTGGAGTTCGATTTGTCTCAGTATTCGACTGGTGATAAATTTTTGCTTAGATTTAATTGCGGAGGCATTACATCAGAATCAACCGACATTCTTGTATCTGTAGGGGATACTCCGGCAGTCAAGACGTACAATGGACGCTCTGCTTTTGTATTAGGTTTCATCGCGACAGGTGGAAATCTTAAGATTATTCCGTTACGTGACTTTTCATCGACTATCACCGATATTTCCATCTGCAAGATTAGCGACAATGGGCAGGAAGAATTAACACTCTCTGTTGATAATGTCTATGCGCAAGTCAATGATTTCATAACCGCATTCTGGAATGTCGCGATAGGAGCAAAAGACAACACATTAAACAAGTTGGTTAATGGCTCAAGGAATATAGCGATAGGCAATTATGCCTTAAAGAGTATTGCATCCGGAAATCGCAATGTGGCAATAGGTACATTCGCATTGCCAGAGGTGACAGAAGCAGAAAACAATGTCGCGGTAGGCTCCGATACAATTTACCCTCTAAAAAAGGCAATGAATTGCGTAGGAATTGGCAAAGGCACATTGGGGGGAAGTCTGAGTGCAGAAGATTGCGTGGCAGTTGGTGTTGGCGCGATGGGAGTTTATATCTTAAATATACATAGAACTAAATGTGTAGCGGTTGGTAGTCTTTCTGGTCCTAAAATCACAGATAGTTGTACACATGTTGGCTATAGGGCAGGAGCGAATGTGGCAGGAGCCAGGAATACATCTGTCGGATATAATTCTCTTGCGGTGGGTAATAGGCAGACTGTTGACATCATAGGCACAGACCTGACATGTGTCGGAAGTATGGCGCAAGTCGCGAATACAGATACGGCGAAAGCGGCAACTAACTCAACAGCAATAGGTGCAAACACGACAATCACAAAAAGCAATCAGGTCGTGATTGGCAACTCGCAAGTTGAAGAAGTCATACTTGGCGGGAGGAAAATTATCTTCAACGCCGATGGTACCTGCACTTGGGAAGCAGTCTAATCGCTTTGTAGAATTTATGAATTATTAAAGTTAGATAATGTGATGGACTGGACAGGTATCATAATGACGCTAATTTCCTCCGGCGCATTCACGGCAATCTACCTTCTGGGCGACAAGAAGACGTCTGCGGTGCTTGACAACGTAAGCAAGAGCATCGACCAGTGGAAGCTGATTGTCGAGGAATACAAGCGCGAGAAGGAGTCTATGCAGGCGGACATCGACCGCAAGGACAGGAAGATTGACAATCTGTACGGGCAGATAGGCATCCTGAAGGACGACAAGGACAAGTTGAGTTCAAAGGTCGCGTATCTGTCGGTGGTGAAGTGTACCGAGGTGGGCTGCATCAAGCGGCAGCCGCCTTTCGGTGCGAACCAGAAGTTTAATGACAAGCAGTTGACGGATGGAAACAATAACAAATGAGACGCTGCGGAAGATTTATCCGCTGTCTAAGAACATTGAAAAGTACGCATGCGCATTGGACAAGGCGATGCAGGAGTGCGGCATTGACACTGCTGAACGGGCGAGGGCCTTCCTTGCACAGGTCGGACACGAATCGGCACAGCTGAACCGCGTGGAGGAGAACCTGAAGTATTCGGCACATGCGCTGAGGAAGGTGTTCCCGAAGTATTTTCCTACGCAGCAGGAGGCGGTGATGTACGCATATCATCCTGAACAAATAGCCAACCGCGTATATGCTAACCGAATGGGCAATGCTGGAGAAAAGAGCGGAGACGGATGGAAGTTCAGAGGTCGCGGCCTGATTCAGATTACAGGCAGAGACAACTACGTGGCGATGTCGTCACTGATGGGAAAGGACTTGACGGTCTGGCCCGATGCTCTGCTGATGATTTTGGATGCCTGCCGCTCTGCTGCCCTGTGGTGGAAGGCACACGACCTTAATGCACTTGCGGACAGACTTTCGGGAGCAGGAGAGCGCAAGACCTTCGAGGCAATAACCAAGCGCGTGAACGGAGGACTGAACGGCATTGACGACAGGTGGGAGATTTACCTACGTGCGAAATCAGCAATAAAATGAAAACAATGAAAATACAACTGGTGTCATTTCTTTCCGGACTGGTGACATTTGTACTGCTTGCCGTGCTCGTGACATCCTGCGGCAGTTCACGACATGCAGTAACCAGTATCGAGACACACGACAGCACCAAAGTGGAAGTCAGGACGGAGCTAATTGAGACCATTGATACGGTGTACGTGGAACTTCCGAAACAGTCGGAGAAGGTGGCGGTGAAGGACACGTCCTCTCATCTGGAGAATGACCTTGCAGTATCGGATGCAAGCATAGACGCGCTCGGATACCTGCACCACTCTTTGAAGACGAAACCGCGCGGTCGTCTTCCTGTTCCGAGTAAGAATACAAAGGAACGGAGGGACAGCATCGTTTATCGAGACAAGTATGTCTATATCGAAAAGCCTGTCTATGTAGAGGCTGAATTGAATGCATGGCAGCGCTTCAGGCTTCGCGGCTTCTGGGTTCTCGCGGCCGCCGTTGCCGCCATTGGGTTCTGGAAATTCCGGAGGCCGATTCTCGGTTTGCTTACGAAATTGATTTCGTAAGCAAAAAAAGAGGGGCATAAAAAGCCCCCGACTTGCAAGAGCAAGATTTGTTTAGCGCCAACTAAAAGAAAAACCCACACCAGCAATACGGGGGCACTATTGCCTCGGTAATTGAATGGTGTGGGTCTGTTTTTCTTTCGTTGTTGGCTGAGGCGAAGATAACTAATAAAAATTGAATAAGAAATGAAAAAATCAGAAATTTTTGCCTCAGTGCTCGCAGACGTCTCTGCGGAGACCGAAATCGACAGTGATCGGATATTGTCTTCAGAACGAAAGGAGGAGGTCGTGGACGCGCGTTATCTCGTCATCTTTCTGCTGCTCGGCAATGGCTTCTACCCTGCAATGATAGCCGAAAGGATGGGGATGACGCAACGTGCAGTCAGAAGCGCAATATCGGGCTTCGAGACGCGCCTTGCGAACTCGTCAGGGCTGCGTCTGGTATGCCAGAAGCTCTCGGCCAAGTGGCTTGCATAAATAGGGAAACAACGTGGAAGCAATAGACACCAAACGCGGAGCTAACTGCCTGAATATCAACGAAGATAGTTATATGTTTGCAGCACGATGTACACGTGCCAAGACCGCCGAAGGCAGAAGAGGCGGAATAACATTAAAACTATCGAAATTATGGACGATAATATGTTACCTTATATCCTTGACAGGAGAGATGACTGTCGCCACAGAGGTTCAAAGGGTATGGCCGCAACAGGCATCGGCTTGGCAGCCGGACTCGGCGGAGGCGCATTGCTCTTTGCGATCGCCGGACTTTGGGGGCTGAACAAGGCTTCAGAGGCGAGATCGGCAGGGGCCACTCAAGGACTTGCAGGCGTTACAACCGCATTGGCAGCACTCAATGGACACATGGCCAACGAGCGTGCGTCACGTGAGGCTTGGCAGGCGGCTAACGCACCGAGCATCCGTAACTATGTGGACGTAAGCAACACGCCGGTCGCCGCATCCACAAGCGTTTCAGGCGCAGTCGCTGATGCCCTCGCATTGGCTACGGCACTGAACAACAGCGGAAACGCGCTCAACAGCGCAATCGGTCAGGAGAGTTTCCTGCGCGTGCAGAGGTATTCGGCTCCGCAGCCTTGCGGATGCGACACCTGCTCTTGCGGAAGTTAACGCTGTGAGGTTATGGCCCAGTTCTTCAACAAACCACGCATCGACCTGTCTATGCTACAGCCGACTTCAAAACTGTCGCTCAAGCTTACCTGTCTGGCGGCCTGCGGAAATGACGTAAAGACGGCTACGGAACTGTATGATTTCATAGCCGGGGATATGCAGCTTCCGGATGTCGATCCCGAAAGGCCTACCACTTTCGGAATGATAAAGCAGGGGGCGGAGGACATATTCGGATGGGTGCAGGAGCATAGGGACGAACTCGTGCAGGGCTACCAGCTGATTAAGGGACTTAGGGGCGGAACGGCAGCGGCTACGCCACCGTCAGCCCCTCCAATACCTGACATCTGATGAAACCCTACAAGGCACAGTTCTACGTCTATGCCGAAAGCGAGCAGGAGGTCAGGGAACTCGAAAAGGTTCTCCACGACTTCACAGCGGCGCAATACGGCAAGGGAGTGCTGGTCTCCGCGACCAGAATCACGGAAGCGGTAAGACGGTTCGGCCATAACCTCCTTATAACCCAATTCCTACGATGAGCGAAACACCTAAAAGCAAAAACATCTTCGAGCAGATTCTTTATGGTCTTGAGGTCACGAACAACAACGTGGTCGAGGTCTCAAAGGACATTGCTGTTCTGCTTGAGAGCATCGCCGAACTGAAATCGGCGATACTGCCGTCAACCGCGCCGGACGGGACGGACACTCCATTCTCCGGTAACCAAGTAAAAGAATAATGCTATGGCGAAAAATGCAATCATAACAACGACCCTTGCAGCGGGTTCGGCTGCGTCTCCATACTACTTCATGGCGAACCTCACGAAGTCGCTGTGCGCTCCATGCTGTGCCGCCACGCCTCCGGTATTCGCACCGAAATTCTCCGTAGTGGGGATTTCCGCAGTCGGGACCGGACAGTACGTTGCGACAATCAACGTACAGGGGCTTGTCACCTACGACCCGTGCGGAACGAACTGCTGCGCGAAGACGGAACCTGTGAACCAGAACTTCACCATTCCGTTCGCTTCGACGTCGGCACCGACTTCCGTGTCAGTCACGTCAGGGACAACGACGAACGCAATATCCGCACAACCTTGCAAGGTCTGCGGCCGCGTGTTCGTGTCTGAGACGCCTCTTGCGCTGACGGTGGCGTAACGCTATGGACTGGGCTGCAATCGCGCTCGTAGCGGCCTTGTCGGTCGCGCTGGCGCATCATCTTGGCCTTGTCGAAAGAGTGGCCGAAACGGCACGGGAAATAGCAGGGTGTTCGCGTTGTTCCGTATTCTGGACGGTGCTTTGCGTGCTGCTCCTTGAGGGAGTCCATGCGGTCATCGCCTTCGGAACGGCAATCATTCTGGCGTATTTCACTGACTGGTTCGGCCTTTTGCTTTTCAGGGCCGCGAAATTATATGAAAAGTTATGGCAAAGAACAAACAACAGGCAGAAAGGGCTGAACTGAAGCCGCCTTCCCCGCAGGTAAAGACGATACAATACAGGCCTGTGCCGAAGTTCGGCGCGTGTCCTCAATGCCTCAAAACAAACACTACGACATGAACGATATAGCAACAAGATTCATATCTATCCTACGCGAGAACATAGATACTGAAACAGGGCAGGCCATCGTCCTGAAGATGGTCGGCGAAATGAACGACGAGCGGTGCGGCATCATCGCCGACGAATGCGAGGATATGGTCAGGTTCCGGAACTACCTGTCCGAGGATGAGGCAAATTCCATAATGACGAAATTCGTGAATTTCGACGGATCCAGGGGGCCGCATTGGGATGATGCGGATGCTGCCTTTAGAGCATTGTCCTCATTGGACATTGAATATGAAAAGACAGGAGAATACAACAAGTGGGCATTTCTGGCGGTCTTAAATATGATCTGGTCTGATGAATGGGGAGTGCTGCGGAATTATGCGACATCCGAACAGGAGGTTCGCGTGTGTGCAGAGCTTGCTGCCTCTCGACTTGAAGACAGGGACCGTGTATTTTCTGTAAGACGATACTTCAAAATGTAACAAGTGGCGAAGATTATATTCAGGCTCTCGAAAATGATTCTTTTCGAGAGCCGTTTCTATATAAATAGATATCATTAAATGCGTACCGGAAATATTTATATTTATCGCCATGAAAGAGATTACTATCAAAATAACGAAACTCAACGTGTATAATGAAGTGGCCAAGGTCACGAGTTACACGGGTGCAAAGAAACTGAATGACGAGAATGCGTATGACAGAATCTTTACGACGGATGACGACCGCCTGCTGTTGGAAAGGTTCTGGAATGAAGCATGCAGCATGGCGAATAGCGCTTTGAAACAGTTCCTTGTCAAGTCTAGTGAGAATATCCCTGGACATTGCATGGAATTGGACAGGGATTTCGAAGTGACATTGTCCGTTTCGCAGTTGTTTGATGATAGACTGATGTCCGCTGCTGCTACTGACCTTTTCAGCTATTTCACCAATTACATAGTGAGCAAGTGGTATTTGTTTTCCGCAAAGGATGAAGTCGCGCCTTATTCGGAAGAAGCGGCGTCTGCATTGATGTCATTCAAGAAGAAAATATATTTCAAGAAGAGGCCAGAAAGGCCTTCCGTTAATCCATAATCATCATAATCATAATGTATATGACAAAGAAGAAGACAATATGTATCGACTTCGACGGTGTCATCGCCGACTATTCAGACGGATACCAGGGTGAGGACAAGTTCGGGGATATGGTAGCTAATGCTGACATTGGAACACAGACCCTCAAGAAAAAGGGATGGCGTATTATTATCTATACTACACGTCCTGTGACCGACGCTCTGAAAAAGTATCTTGCTGACAACAAGATTGCCTATGACTATATCAATGAGAATCCTGACCAGCCTAAGGGCAGCGATACCGCTAAAGGATGCAAGATTGCCGCAGATGTATATCTTGACGACCGTGCCGTATCGTTTCGCGGAAACTGGGAATGGACAATCAGTGACATTGCTTGGTTCCAGCCGTGGAGCAGACCGAAGGATGACATGAAGAAGAAAATGGAAAATTCGTATGACGAGAACGACATCTGGAAGAGGGGCGGCGAAAAACGCACTTTAGCAGGCGTCCGCAGCAATACATAGTATATGGCAAAGAAACTGATACCCATAACATTGTATCTGAATGAAATAATCTATGACATTCAGAATAAAACCTATGTGATAGGACGCAATAAAGACTCCGGCGATAATCCGGAACAAGTAGCTGCGATTCAGGCAAGTGATGAACCGGAGAGCTATAATCAGTTGCTGCGTAGTATCGGGAATGCTTTGTCGATGCTACGGCAGAATTTGGGAGATTATCTCGATGTTTCTCAACCGGCAGGTGATGACAATCAGTTTGAGGCCGATTCGGATATCATCATTCAACTGAATCTGCCGATGAATTTTAATGAGGCAAGTATTGATGCTGTGACGACGGCCATGCACCAATATATCGTCAATACGGCAATTGCAGGATGGTTCTCGTTGGTCAATCCTGATGAATCCGAAAAGTATATACAATTGGCGTCCAATAATTATCAGATGCTGTCTATAGCTATGATGTCACGGAAACGCCCGGTTAAACCTTAATACGAAATCTGATTATGGAGAAAGAAATAGCATATACGGGACAGACTGCTGCTCCGTCTGACTACGATTGCGTAGATGGCACTCTTGCGATGTCGATGAATCTATGGACGGAGAACGGTTCTCTAAAGCCGGTATTGCAGCCGAAGAAGCTATTCAATACTGGGACTCCGGACCGTGTCGTCAGATACGTACATGCAACAAGTGCGTTCAAACATTACATTGCTACGGAAATACAAGATGACGGCTTGGCTTTAAGCTATTTCTATCTCGACAAGAACGATGGAGAATATAAAAAAGTTAAATTTGACAGCGCGCTGAGATTCGAAGTGAACAGCATAAGTTCCATTGGTAATACCATTGTCTTGCTTACTGATGAAGGCATGATGTATTATCTCTGGAAAGATGGAAAATATATGTCGCTCGGACAACATCTTCCTGATCTGCAATTGCAATTTTCTCTTAAATCGGAGATGATTCGCACTGATGAATTTACTCTGAATTTTTCCAAAGGCCATCAATATATATCCGATTACTACGAGAAAGAATTCTCCACAGAAGATCAAGAGCAGGTGACAGCGCAAGTCTTGGCAAAAGTGAACAAGTTTATTGCTGATGAGTCAACAAACAAAGGAAGATTCATAATGCCTTTTTTTGTGAGATATGCATATAGACTATATGACGGCTCCTTGACTATGCAGTCCGCGCCGATTCTGATGATGTGCGCCACTGATGTCGCTCCGCAGGTTGCCATTACATCCGGACTGACAGATCCAATAAAGGCTAGGGTCGTCGGTGCTGTTCATGATTTACAATATTATGTCTCTGAGCCAGAGGAAATTCTTTCTGAACTACGTGCGTGGTCAGATATAATAACCAGTGTGGACATCTTCATCTCTGCACCCTTGTATAAATATGATGTTAACGGAAAATGCAAGCATTTCGGAGAACGCCTTCGGGGCTCAAGTATATGCTATCTCAAGAATCAGACGACATCTTTAACAGATTATAGTCCAGTCATATCTATACCTATAAGATATCAGCCTCGAACTTTTTCATCAATGTATTACTATGCCTTTTATGATGAAAGACATTGGCCCGAACCTAAAACCGTAGAACTTCCAACAAAAAAGGAAGAAGACTTTAACAAGGAAATTACTAGTTGCTCAAACTTTTATTTTTTGAAAAGTATTCCAATAAAGGATATGGTTGAGGGGGATTATGTGGAGCATAAAGTGGATGTTGACGAAGATTATTTACAGTCACTTGTTGAGCGGGAAGTCTTGCCTGATGATTATGACAGCCATGATACACTTGTTCCATCTAGAGCGTTTGTATACAATTCAAGGATGAACCTGGTGGATATGAAGAAATCTCTATATGGAGGATTCCGAAGTACCACGTTGTTTAATCAGACATGGGGATACGTTATGCACTTCTATTCTTTTCCAGATATAATTGCAGACAAGGATCGATACCTTATGTATGACTCAAAAATTATTAGATATACATTTTACGTATCTATCAGTTTGGAGTCCCAAAATGTTCGGGTCGTAAATTTTGCCGGTTATGAAGGATATGGATTGCAGGGCGTTCCCATTTGGTTTTATTATCCAAATCCGAATGCTGTAAGACTCTTTATCAAGGAGGACGACATCGATGCTAAAACAACTAGTATCCGTTCCTACCCTCTTTCCAAACACGAGTTCTTGAATGGGGCTTACTATTTTGGTTCGTGGTCTGATGGAACGGAGGAAAAAGACGTTCCGTCATTAACCAATGACACCATCTCAATTCCGAACAAGATTTATACTTCCGAGGTTAATAACCCGTTCGTCTTTCCCGTTACAGGTATAAATACTGTCGGCACTGGAGAAATCCTGGGTGTCAGCACGACAACCAAGGCGCTGTCTCAGGGCCAGTTCGGTCAGTTCCCTTTGTACGCATTCAGTACGGACGGCATTTGGGCGTTGGAAGTATCCGCCACCGGCTCATACTCCACAAAACAACCCGTGTCCAGGGATGTGTGCATAAATGCCGACAGTATCACGCAAATTGATAATGCAGTGTTGTTTGTTACGGAGCGCGGAATTATGCTGATTTCCGGTTCGGAAGTAATATGTCTTTCGGATATGATTGACAGCAAGAATGACAAACCATTCTCTCTGTTAGATTATAAAGGGAAGAATGTCCTTATAGGAAAGGATGAAATGAATATCTACGCATTATTGAAATTCGAATCGTTCCTTCATGGGTGCAGAATGCTGTATGATGATACGTCCAGGAGAATCATTGTCTTCAATCCGACAGTCAGATATGCTTATATCTATTCTCTAAACGGGAAGGCTTGGTCGATGATGCCGTCGAATATACGCAGCGCGGTGAAGTCTTATCCTGAAGCTCTGGCTTTGACATACAATGGTGATTTGCTGGACTACTCGAAACGAATCCCTAATGATGTTGTAAACAATCAAGTCATTATGACTAGGCCTTTCAAGCTGGATATGCCGGATGTCCTGAAAACCATCAATACCATTATTCAACGAGGCAATTTCAAACGAGGTCATGTGCAGCAGATATTGTATGGTTCAAGAGACTTGATTAATTGGACGCCAATATATTCTAGTATTGATCATTATCTTCGAGGGTTCAGCGGTACGCCATATAAGTATTTTCAGATAGCATTGAAATGTGCCCTTTCCGACGATGAAAGCCTTTCCGGAATGTCGGTAATATTTACACCGAAATTAGTAAACCAGATAAGATAAAAGACAATAAAGCAGGACACGCCATTATTATGTGCTGTCCTGCTTTTTCTGTCAGTGAATAACCGAGTTGACTAAAACGGAGATCTTCCACGGCGTAGTTTCTTTCTGCGGATGCTCATGGTTTGCTTCAGTTTCAACTTTATGCTTTCAATTTCCGAGTACCATTTTGCAGCGCTCTCTGGTTTTGTAATGGAAAGCCAGTCGGACAGCACTCTGCCGGTGACATATTCGTGCAGGAGGTTTGCTATCAGTTCTACCGTGGTCTGAGATAGATCTTCCGGAAATGCGGCAGTAATGACATATTCTTCTGGCGTTGTTGGCTCATTGTCGCAATCCTCCGTTTGGATTTCCTGCTTGCTGTAGGGGTACAGCATTTCCCTGCACTCGGATACTGCCAGGTTCATCACCCTGTTTACTCTATCAATGTTTCCGTCCTGGGTTATGTCTATAAGGGCGGCTTTCGGTTTGCCTGTTTCGTCAGGCATCATGTTGCCCTCGATGTATGCGTTGTTGTCCGCATCATACAGGATTTGGGCTCTTTTCAATCTGAAATTGACTTCAGTTCTATTCTTCTCATTCATGTTCTGATTGTTTTGTCGGATTATCTAAATTGTGTTGCAGGATAAGGATAATGGACTTTCCCAAGTTGTCAGACTCAATGCATGTCCCTGCCATGATCCGTGCGGTGTCGCCGCCGGAAATGGTCAAGACTGCATCACATAATTTCTTGCTGTATGCTCTGAAATTTCTGCTTCCAGGCTTGCTCGGATAACATTGCCCTTCGTGTCTTGCTATCGTGCCTTCGACTTTGCGATGCCGTACATACAGGTGGCAGTCCGACTTTCCTTCGGCTATATCTATTACATCTCCTGGTTGCAGTTCGAGAACATCCGCTACGGCAGATGTTATATCAATCCGACCATTTTGGTAGAATGTGATGTCCGGCTTTCGGGTGCTATCTCCCAGAAGCTTTTTTTTGATTTCTAAATGTTCCATAGCCATTGGGTCTACATATCAAATAATACTTCATTCCATTTTGCTTCTTTCCTATGACACTCAATTTGACGCAGATGTCGGGCGGGAGTCCATAGTCATAGAAAACTTTATTGATGGTCGGTATCAGACATTCGAATCCTACGCACTTGTACTTGCTGTTGTACATGATGTCGGCCATCTGGGTCTCTTGCTCTAGTTTCGGGTTGAATGTGAAAGCATATTGTTCGAATTCCGGAATATAGAAGGTGAAAACCTTCGCCTTCTCCATTTTTGAAATTCCGGCTCGGTTGAAAAGCCTTTTCGAAAACGTCACCGAATTGTCTTTCGCGTCAGCTATCACATAACATGATTTCCAAACGGCGCGCTCGATGAACCATTTAATTGAAGTCAACAGTTTCATATTGCCAGGCGGATTAATAAGACACTCTTCTTGAACGGAATGATATTGTCTCAATGTACTTGTAAGTTCGGTTAGTCTGAAGTTCTTCCTTGTGCCTTTCGGCTTCTTCTCGTGAACCGAAAATAAAGCTGCAAATTGAACAATCGGCAGTCCCGATCATGTTTACAATATTAGCATAGTACTTGTGCCCAAAAATATAGGCAATGACATGTTCCAGTACGGTTTCAGATAGCATAATAGATAAATTTTAATGTTTCAATATTAAGTATTTTATTCAACTTCGGATAGATAAGTGTTTACCTCTAGTTGGAATTGTTCGAGAGTCCTCACGATTAGATACTTGTATCCTTGTTCCTCGATGAGTCTCTGGTATTCCTTCTGTGACTCCTGCTGCCGCCCTGTGCGCGTTTTCAATTCCAGCATGAGCGCATGGTAGCCTTTTGACGGTACCAACAAGATTAAGTCCGGAAAACCGGGTTGCGTCCCCATCTGCTTGAATTTCGCGCCCTCGCGCGCATCCCTGCGGCCTCCGTTAGGGGAGTGGTGTAGGAGCCTGGAGAGCTGCGGGAACTGGAGCCGGAACCAGCGGACACACTGCATCTGCAGGTCATCCTCCGCGTGCCCCGGATGCCGCCGGCGCTTTCCGGTCACTCCTCGCTGCCAGTCCTCGAGCGCTTTCAATGCTTCGATATAACTCATATTCAATCATTCAAGTAGTCCAATAATTCTTCGGCACGGCTGTATGAGTCAAATCCTTTTACATTCACATACTCGCACGTGAACATCTTATCAACACGGACCTGAACCCAATACACCGTGATAGGAATACAGCCGTTATAGCTTTCGCCTCTCACAATCCGGTATCGTTTCATTGCTACCTCCTTTCATAAAACATATCCAATGAGTATTTGACCTTTTCCCGGATATATGTCCGAATATGGGTTTCTCCGGAGTTAGCTTGAGAATTTCAGATACCTTTATGTCGGTTTCGTTCCATTTGAATATGAGAAATCCACCCTTTTTCAAAACTCTGAAGCACTCTGAAAATCCTTTGGTCAGCATATCTCTCCAATCAGAATAAAGTGTGCCATATTTTATTTGCTGATAGCCGGTTGGTCTGGCTTTCTCATTAAGACTTCCATATATTTCAGCAAACTTTGAGTTTCCAACATTCCTTAAAAGATGTGGCGGGTCGAATACAACCATTTGAAAACATTCATCTTCGTATGGCATGTTTGTAAAGTCTGCCTGAATATCAGGCTTTATTTCAAATTTTCGTCCGTCACACAGTGTCGTTTCAAAACTGCGAATGTCTTGAAATAACACTCTGTCATCGTTCTTGTCGAAGTAGAACATTCTCCCGCCACAACAAGCATCGAGTATAAGTTTGTCTGTTTTTATTTGAGTTTTATTTGTCATCTTCCAATGCTTTTTTGAAGTCCACAAGGCTGCCGCCCACTGATATTAACTCACCGCCGGTTCCGTCTTTAGAAACGACATTGAGTATTTTCTTGAACATCCGCAGTTCTCGCTCGTATAGTGCAAGCGCACGTTCATTGGCTATCTCTCTTGCCTTACTTGTATTGTCTTTAATTTCTTTTCCTCCTTGAGTTTCGTGATTACCATAACGTCCCTGATGCCGTTGAAGCCAATAAGTCGGCTGTACGGATATTCAAGAAGGCCATCGTACTCTTTCTGCGGGTCAAATACGATATTGCAGTCCTTGTCAATGATGACGCTGTGAAGGTGGTGTATTGGATTCTCCCCGGATTTGGTGTACCTCGGAGAATACACGCCAGCAAGAAACAGCCCGTCGATACCCTCCTCGCGTCCGAGTTTATCAAGGTGATAGGTTCCGTCCAGATTCCAAGGCTTGAAGCATCCGTAGGTAGGGACTTCAAGGTAGTTGAGATTGGGATTGTAATACCTCCTATAAGCTAAGTCGTAGCCGTGCCCATTACAGAACTCTATAGCAGCTCCAAACCAATCTTCCTGCTCGACAAAGTTTGGTACTTCGTCATAGTCGAGTTCCAGGAGAGAGGCGAGGCAACATTTGAAACAATCTCCTTTCTTGGGGTCAATAATTCTCTGATAGACTTTTTTCATATTACTTCATCATTATGAGTTGCTCAGTTCTGTCATATATCTCCTTGCTCTCCTCATCCCAATCCTTGAGGGCCTTGGACAAAAGGGCATAATCGTCTTTCGCTAAGTCAACATTGTTGTACTTGAGCAAGAATTTTTCAACGAGGCTCCTTATCTCACTGCTATGATATTCGAGCCACGTAGCCACCAACTTCCTTCTTGGAAAGCAGAATCGGTCCCAGAACCACTTTTTCAGGTCTGACCATCCGTAGATTTTAATTTTGATTTCTTTCATATTTGTTTTTGGATTAAAATGACTCAGATTATAAGATTATCTGTAAAGCACGATCGGGACAGCCAGGAACGAGCTGCACAAGCCGCTGCCGCCGGTAAAACCGCTGTCACCTGCAAACCAACCAATGTTCCCGCCGTACCGGGAACAAGACCAGACGCAAGGGGAGTAGTTTCGGAGTAAATCTGCACCCTCTATTGTCTTCGCCAGTTCGTCGATATAGTTCCTCTGGTCCTGGATTTCCATTGCGGCAAGTAATGTGGGCAATGCGAAGATTCTGTGTTCATCGGTACGAAATTGAGTAACAAACTTTGCAGCAGGACTTCCGCACTTTAAAAGCTCGTAGGTTGGAAATAGATCCTCCTCGTTCTTCAGCGCCTTAATCTCGCTGGTTCCTGTTGCATCCCAAGACGCTATCTTATCCGCCGGAAGCATTGTCTTTTCCGCGTACTTCGGATAGATGAGCGCCTTCTGCCCGTTCAACAATTCAATTTCGATTCCCTCGATACATTCGAGGCGGTTCTGGCCTTCAAGGCCTTCTTTGTAAATGATTCTTGCCATATTTTTATATTTTATTCTTCCAACTCGATTTTTATTCTTACTATCAATGAAAAACAGACACCCCTGTAATATCTTGCTTATCACTCCAATCTACATACGTGTCAAATCTAAGGTTATAAGATTCACGGCACACTACTTTTCCATCGGGGGAACGTTTTCCAGATCTACTGTCAAATGACTCGCCACATAATGGACAAATCGCCCTGTATTTTAGTTCTTTGCATTTCATATTATTCTTTCCATTCGATTGATATTAAGACATTAGCAAAATTGAGAGCCGCCTGAAATGCTTCGTCCATATTGTCAATTTGTTTGTTTCCAATTTCCCTAAAAGGGACAATCTGCATAATTCCATGGCCAATAATATTATCTTCGCATAGGTCTTCAAAGCCCTCGGCATCTCCTTTAAGGTGATACTTCAATAATCTCATAAGGTATCTCCACCTGTATTTAGGTTGTTTGTAATATGAAGATACATCTTTATTATTCTTGTCAAATAACATGTCTCCTATACCAAATGATGCAAACCCTCTATGTGAGAAGCCTATATATCTGTTATTTCTCTTATCAAAAAATACTTGAGGATTGTCAGTAGCTATGAGGTCGTATTTGAATATCCACTTGTAGTCGTCAGGAAAATAAACATTACCATTATAACACACTACATTATCAACAATCTCGCAATTTGGAAACATCTTTCTAAGTTTCTCTTTTGCCCAATCGGAAAATTCTGGATGATGGGGGTCATCGTGATATGTCCATAGACTGATAGACAATCCCCAATGGTAAAATAATACCTTTTCGCGTTTCCTGGTACCTGTTACATAATAAGGGCATTCATGCTCGATTCTTAATTTCAATTTACCTTTCCAAATTTGTTTCATAATTTATTCTTTTTCGTTGATTTCCTTAATTGTAAACCAGTCAATGTCGTGTTCACGCAACCCGAACCACTCTATTACGTCCTCTTTGGTTGCGTCCGGCTTGTCGTAGGTCCTGGTCATAACCCTGCCATGCTCGGAAAATGTCGCTTCATACTTCATGACTACCTCCCTGTTGAACCATGGCCGCCTGTACCCCTGTCGGTTTCTGAAAGGCTGTCCGCCCACTCGAACTCAATCGCCGGATAAGGGATGATTATCATCTGAGCGATTCTGTCACCTTCCTGGTAGTGGGAAAAAGCACTATATCGCGTGTCTGTGATATTGAATTTCGCGGTCACTTCTCCCCGGTAGCAACTATCAATGACACCTACCGAGTTCGCCATCATCAGAGGCTTGTTGCTCAGCGAACTTCGAGGGAATAAAAGCCCCACATATCCTTCTGGAATCTCAAACGCCAATCCAGTGTGACAGACAAGCTGCCGCTTTGTCCAGTCAATTTCCTTGCTGGTGCAGTACAGGTCGAAGCCTGCATCTGTTGCGTGTGCCTTTGTCGGCATCACAGCCTTGTCATTAAGTTTTTTGATTCTTACTTTCATTTTTTTATTCCTTAAAATCAAACCTTGCAATGTCCTCGTCCCCGAACCTGGAGCCCTTCTTCAGCCTGCTGATTGCCCGGAAGACCTTCGCCATCGCCCCGTCCGTCGCTCCCCGGTCCACGCAGAGCATCAGCAGCTGCACGACCTCCGCCGAACTGTGGTTGAACATGTCGAAGCTCTCGACCCCGTAAGTCCCAAGCGTACTGTCGGTAATGAATTTCTGCAGATCCCTCTCGAACCAATACATGGCGGCCTTCACCTTGTCGCTGTAGTTCCGCATCCCCTTGAGGATGTCCCCGTCAGCATTGCTCGGCGAGTACTTCAACCCCATCGCCCGCAGTTCGGACCTGATGTCCATGTCAATGTGCTCAAGCAGTATCTCCAGTGCATTGGACATCAGCATCGCCAGTTTCACCATGTCCGGAATCTTGGACTTGGATACGCGCTTCCACGCCCTTTTGTGCAGGTCCTTGCGGAAATCCTCCAGATTCTTCCTTGCCTGCTCCTTTGATATAGTCAACTTATTCTCCACTATCTTTCTCCCGGTTAGCAGTTTCATCCTTCTGCTCAGCATCGGCCTTGATGTTGGCCATAACTTCGGACTTTTGAGCCTCGGAGCGCACCAGTCCCCTCAGCCCAGCTATTGTCAAGAGAAGGCGTGCCTGAGTGCCTGGAAGGGCAGGGAAAGTCTTCGCCTCGTCAAGAAAGTCCAGATGGGCCTCCAATACCTTCCCGATAAGGTCGAGTGCGTGTTCATTCTCCATACTCTCCACAGCCTCCCTGAAATTGCTTACCACAGTCCCGTCCTTCAGGACCGCATAGAAAATCTCATCTGATGAGATCATCCTTGTTTCTTTGTTTGTTTTCATATTATTGTTCATTCATAAATCTTCTCCGAATAGTTCCGCTGCACCGGCAGATCACCTCTCCGCCCTCCTCGCTGACTTCTTCAACGTCCTGGACATCCGGTCCGTTAAATTCGTCAACCGGTTGTCTCTTATCCCCAGCCGCCGGATCTTCTCGATGCAGTTTCTCATCTCCTGGTGCTCCCTTGCCGTCAGTGTCGTGCTAGAAAGGGAGATCGTCCTTTGGCTGTTCATAAATCACCTCCTGTGCTGTCGGCATGGCCTGCGTTTGTTGCGGATAAAACAGATTGCCATGTCCTGCCTGCTGCCGAGCAGTTGGAGCTTCTCTGCTATCACTTCCGTCCTGAAACATTTCTGCCCGTTGGACTCCCACGACCTCGTCCTGACCTTGCCCTCGATGTATACCTGCATGCCCTTCTTGACATACTTTTCCACTATGTCCGCCAGGGCGCGCCATGCGAAGATATTATGCCACTCCGTCAATTCCCTGACTTCACCGCCCCTTGACTTCATTCTCTCGGTCGTCGCCAAAGTGAACTGTGCCACCTTCGGATGTTCCGGCGTCGCCAGATAGTGGATCTCCGGATCCTTGCCCACGTGGCCGATCAATAAAATTTTGTTCAATGCCATACTTTTTTCCTCCTGTTTTTTTGTTGTGTAAAATCTCTTGATTTTAGTATCCTCCGAATTTGAGTCGCACGCGGCCCTTCAGCCAATCTCCAACAAGCGCTTTCTCCGCAATGCTCCTGCCTTCGTCCATTATCCAGGCGTGAGTCGCCGCGCCAATCTTCAGCACCGGTTCAGTTCCGGTCATGTCTACGGCCACCCTGTCACACAGCATCTGCCCTCTGATTCCCTCCGTCGGAGCCGCCTGCGCCAACTGCCACCAGACTTTCAGGAAGTCCTCGGGGAAGCGCTTGCCCTGCTTCTCCGGCTTCCATTGCCTGGCTTTTGCCAGTCGCTTCGAATCGGTGTCCAATACGGCTCCTTTCTCAAGAATCCACCCTGAAGCCTCGTAGTAGTCGATGAATCTCCTGGTTTCCGCTTCCGGTGCTATGATGTTGCGCATCCAGAAAGTCGGAAAGAAAAATTCAAAATCATTGTGTGCTGTGGTGCCGTGGCTTGCCGCGCGCACTGGTGCGCTTCCATCACACACACAAGGTGTGTCAGTATCAGATACAGTATCAGTATCATAGAGCAAAACATTTTCGGAAATCATTTGTTCTTGCGAAATCATTTGTTCTTGCGAAATCATTTGTTCTTGCGAAATCATTTGTTCACTTGAAATCATTTGCTTGCAATTGCCGACATTTGCTCTGCCCTTCTGACCGGCTGCCCTTCTCTTGTCCGATATGTCATTATACTTTTCAAAATCGGCGTCAAGCGCGTTCTTGATGAATGTGAAAGCCATACTGCTTAGCGGTTTCAGCTCCGACAGTGTCCCCGATAGCGCATACCTCATCGTCGCTTCGTACACTTCAAGTCTGACCTCCGCTGGATAAGCACTCAATGACTTAAACCATTCGAGCCGAAAGACAAAAGACTTTCTTGCCATATCTAATCCTCCTCAGGGCTTGTAGAAAGCCTGGAATCTCACGAGCCCGTCCTGATACTCCGGTGACTTGATCAGCCCGTCACCATGTCCATACAATGTCTGCGCTCCCTCGTCGTCAAGCACTACCTTGCTGTCGATTGCCTTCGGAACCCGGAAGCAGACTTGGACTGGGATGTTAACCTTGATGTCTCCTGTGATCACCTTCGTGCTTGCCCTCTGTGTAGCCACGCAGAACCTCATTCCGCAGGAGCGGCCTTTCTGCAGGAGCATCTTCAGGTTCTCCATCAGTGTCTTCTTTCCCTCCAGTTCCTTTGCTGTGCGTGACTGGTCCATCGCGTCCGCGAACTCGTCGAAGATGACCAGGGTGAGTTTTCTGGTCTTGGCCTTTATCCTTCCGTTCATCTCGTTGACCAGCTGCGCCATCACCCGTTCCAGGTCTTCGATGTCGCTGAATACGCTCGCGTTGCCGCAGTCGAGACTCGCGAACTCATATTTCGGGTCGAAGATGACGATGTCGTCTATACCGGCCTCCTGTGCGTAGGCGAGAATGCTTATGAGCTCCACCGACTTTCCGCTTCCCGTGCAACCGCAGACCAGCATGTGCGGCGTCGAGTGGTTGTCCAGGTCCCAGACTATTGTCCTTCCCAAGTTGTCGACTCCGAGAGGAATCTTGTGCCCTTCCAGATACTTCGTGTCCCAGAACAACGTTTTCTCCCGCTTCTTGTTCACCTCGATAGCCACATAGGACTTGTTGTTGTACATCATCAGGTAGCCTGCTATTCGTACCTGCGGGACGTCGAGGGCATAGGCGATGTCCATCCTATGTGAGAAGATGCTCACAATCGTTACTCCCGGAGCCACGTCGAGGAGATAGGTGTCACAGCAGAATCCGTCTATCGTGTGCGCCACCTGCACGTTGATGTTGTGTGAGCGCAGAACGTGCTCTATCTTTTCTTGCTTTGTCATGTCACAGTTGCTGTAATCAATCCGGATGAAAGAAGCCGCCTCCGTCCGGAACTTCGTTATAATCTTTGGGTTAATATTGATTCGAGAAGAGTCCTTGATCTTCGCGGTCCTCTTGCGTATCAGTTCCTTCTTGCTGTCGGGAACGGCAGGAAAGTCGTCCACTTCCGCGATCATCGTCCTCGCCCAGAAGTCGTAGAGGACAGCCTTGTCAATGAAATTGTCGGACGTGTTAATCATATAGACGTAGTCCGGATTGCTGACAGCCTCGCACATTCGCTTCAGCGGCTCGTAGAGCAGAGCCTCATAAAGCATCCTGTTGTTCCTGTCAATGCTGATGACGTGCTTCCGCAGCTGTGCCGAGCCGTCCTTGTTCTTCGACTCCTTCGCCTCCACGAACCAGACCTCGCTCACTTCCTCCGTAGGGTTCGCCGTCTCGTAGGCCTCGACGTATGTCATCGCCTGCTGCCCGTGCACCAGGGCCACCTCGTCACCGTCCGTGTACTTCGACTTGCTCTTGTGGTCGATGATGACCACGCGCCCGTCCTTGAGTCTTACGACCAGGTCAATGACAGCGTGCAGTGGCAATGGAATGTCGACCCCGTTGACCGTCACCCACTCTTCGAAGCGGGTCTCCACATGAAGGACCTCGGCGATGTCGTCAGTGTAGGTGCCGGCCTCCTCGCAGAAGAATGTCAGAAGGTTGTTCACCTTCGAGACCGCCTCCGCCTTGGCCGCCTCCGCGGTAGGGAACTTGTCCGTCGTCTTCCAGTCATTGGCCGGCACGTCGTCCAGATAGACGTATGCCACTGCGGTGAGGGCCACGAACTCGGGCTGCACGCCCGGCTCCCAGATGCTGAAGAACTCCTTCAGGGCCTCGTGGTAGGCGCTCCCCGCAATCGAGCTGATGGACTTCCTGTCGCGCTCGCAGTAGATGTACTGCATCTCGAAGGCCTTCTCGTTCCTGGCGAAGCACTGGACGCCGCTGTAGCTCCAGCTGTTCACCAGGTAGCCGGAGAGGTGCTCCTCCATCTGCTCCGGCGTGTATTTCAGATACCTGTTCATACGCTACGGCATTTCAGTAGTTGTGGCTTCGGAATTTCTCATTTCCTCTTTCTTGGCCTCTACAGCCAGCTGCATCCTGTCCTGGTCGTCGGGAGCGTCCGAGTATTCCTGTCTGCCGTTGTCGTCGAAAATGGCCTGGTCCGTCCTCACAGCCTCCTGCATCTGGACCGAAAGAGGTGCATACTTGCTTAGCAGCAGTTTGATCACTGTCTTCTTTGCCATCGCGTCGAAGTCCGTAGCCCACTTCGAGCTGTTCCTTGTGCTCTCATATTTGCTGCTGTATGTCTTTGAATAGGCCATTGCGTGTCTCTGCAATTCCTCCACGGTCATGTAGAGTGTCTTGCTGAAGCCGTTCACCAGTTCAAAGTATGCTGCGTATCCGATGACAGGAAGCTCCAGGCGGTTCGGTGCCGCGTCGAATGTTATCTCGCCAGTCAGAAGATTCATGGACTTGATCTCGCCTTCCTTTACGTCAGTCACATTGATTCGCTTGAACTGTCCGCTTCGGATCGCGAGCTGTATGAATGCTCTGTAGCCCCATTGAAGTTGAGCCTCTTTGACGACGACGTCCCTGACTGAACCGTCTTCGCAGGTGATTTTCCGCTTGTTGTTGTAAGGAATCACATACGCGAAGCCCAGATTGTTGTCGAGTGCGAAATCCAGTGCCGTAGCCTTGATGCCGGCATAGATTAGTGACATCGGCGAACATCCCTGGAGATTCGAGTCGTTGGCGACAAGCGCCGTGATGTTGTTCACGAAGGATTCCTTCTTGCGCCCAAGCACCTGGATCAGGTACTGCTGCGTCTCGACGGAAGCGATGCAGCGGTTGAACCGCGCCATCGGCGTGTCCTGGGCTTTTTTAAGCCCATTCGGCTGCCTTACTTGTAATTCATTGTTCTCCATAAACTTTTATAGATTTTAGTTGTTTGAAAAATGGAACCCCTGAAAGGTGTCACCCTCGCAAGGGTTGAACGGGATTGCTAGGTTGGATTGGGTTAAATTTTGATTAGGCTAGAACTGCTTTAACCATGTTTAATAATATGATTCAAAATATAGAAAAAATTACATCTTAAAGCTTTTTCGCCCACCTGGCTCTCCCGTGCCCGCGCATCACTGCGAAGGACTTTTTTTATGTCAACCTCGAATATAGCTTCCGGTGGTTTCTTCCATGAGTTTTGCGCAGCTCTCGTGCACGAGCATCCGCCGGTTGTTTGAAAGCGCCACAATCATATAGCCCAATCCGAAATTGTCGTGGCAGATGACCCTGCCGCTTTGCTTTCCTTTCACCGTATTCCAGACGATGACGTCATCCTTCTTAAACATTGTCTTCCTCCCTGTGATATTGATTTTTCTTGAGCATTTCTGCTATGCCCTTCGCCTCCTTGGTGTCGAAAGAGGACATGAACTCGTCCGTAAAGTCGCAGTACAGGAAGCGTCTTGCTTCCGCCAGCCTCTGCTGGTCTGCCGCTGTGATTGTATTCTGTATCATTGTGTGGAATGTTATCTGTTTACCAATTCTGCTATCGACGGGATTCTCTGGCCTTCGAGATAGGCGTTCACTTCGCTCTTCTTGAAGAATACCTTCCCGTTTGACGGCTTGTAGTATGGAAGTCTGCCTTCCTGGATCATTTTCCTGATATATGTAGGCTTGAAGCCTGTGAGCAGGCTCATGTCCTCCACGGTCAACATCTCCTTGGCGGCAAGAAGGGTATACCGTTTGATGTCGGACAGCGTGTCGAGTATCTTCTTCTCATCCATGTCTCTACAGATTAGGCGATTCTTGTGACTCTGTATAAGGTGTCTTCCTTGTTGACAGAAAAAAGGAACCCTTGATCTTTCAGATCAGAGGTGACATTCCTTAGATACCTAAGGCTTACCACCTCAGATGTGAACATCATCTGGGTTCCCTGCTTCATTTTCGTCAGTGTGCCACGCACATTCATCTTTGTTGTTGCCATACTGTTTGTGTTGTTTTTATAATCTAGAAGAGAACGGAGGACTCGAACCTCCCTCGCTGCCGGTCTGTTATCGCTGTCAGCCACATGCGGCACGCCACCCGTGCAAGTTCCCCATGTTGCTGCCTGCTTGCTCTTTGCCTGTAAGCAGGCAGCTCTGATGTTATATGTTTGATTTGTGCAGGGTGCTCACCTTCACAGGCTTGCATACCTATTTATCAGACTTTGTCATTCTTCATTATCCCCATGCTGATGGCCACGCAGGCAGCAAAGGCTACCAGCCTTATTTCATCCTGCTGGAAGGTGCCGAAATAGAAGTATCCAATTCCAGCAAGCAGTATCGCTATGCCTATTACTCTACTGACTATCCTGTCGATATTCCAGTCTCGTCTATTGGTTTTCATGCGGACCTCCTTTCTTTGCACTTTTGTTTTTGTTTTTACTTTTTATTATGTTTGTACGTATGTATGTACTAACTGAATGCAAAGTTAAGTAAATTAAAGTTAAATCCAAGAGATTTTCTTTAAATTTTCTTAATTAATTAAAGGATATTAAAGTGGGTTTTTACAAATGACTGATTTTGAATTATTTATAAAGAAGAACGCGATAAAGAAAAAAGAACTAGCAGAATTTCTGGGAACTTCTAATGCTTTTATTACTCAATTATGCAAGGGTGTTGCACCTCTACCTGCGGACAAATTAAAGAAAATTAAAGAAAATTTAACTTGGGATACGTCGATGCTTGTGATAGATCGTCCGTCGATAACGGCTCGCGCGGAGGGTAACGCCAGGGTGGAGATAGGAAGCAGGAATAAAAATTTTTGTCCAGAGGTCTCCGGGGACACGGAGAAGGCCACGCGAATAGCGGTCCTGGAGAAGGAGAACGAGATGCTCAGGGAACAGCTGGAGTTTATGAAAACATTAATTAAATAACGCGTGCATGCGGTGCAAGAATTAATTCATGCTTTTTGATATGTCAGGTGGATTTAAGAGTTACGTTGTATGTTGTCTGATTATGGTTAACATTATGGCAACATGTCCTGTAGTTGCTCAGAGTGGTGGGATGTCGTATTATCGCAAACTTGAAAAACAAGAATTCTTAGATGTCCCAAATTCGGATATTCGAAAAATAAGAACTTTGATTTTTGAGTATGATGTTAAAGACTTCGTTTTCGAACAGCCGAAAGTTCGTACAGCTTCTGATTTCTGGATGTCGGTTTTCCAGAATAACAGAATGGCTAATAGTATGATTGAGGCTATCAATAGAAAGGGGCGCTTAATAATGCAAGCGGCGGATACATTAGCTGTGAATATGGCCAATGTCTGCCGATATTGTAATAGCATTGCCACATCTGATGAGTACCAGTTTATTGCAGATTCACTAATGTCAATAACTCAAGCATCTATAGCTTTCCCAAATGTTGCGTGTAAAATTGCAGACGACAATACTCTGAACGCATGCGCTCTTCCTAACGGGCAGATCTTCATCAATGGTGGGCTTTTGGGTATAATGGATTATCCTGAAATAATTGGGGTCGTTTCGCACGAGATAGCTCATGTGATACTCGAACACCAGTTAGCCCACGAGTATATGATGCTAAAGAAAAGGCGTGGACTAGAAATTGCTTCTGCGGTTATGATGGGGATCAATACTGCCGCAGCTGGTTTTGGAGCGGCTAATGGTGTTGAAACGGATTGGGATGACGTGAAAAAGACCAATCAAGAACTTGCGGATTCTCCCACGCGGTATGTGAATGAATTTTACACATTTAAGTATTCTCGTGAACAGGAGATTGAGGCGGATATTGTTGCTTATAGGTTTCTTGATTTCATGTGTGATGGCGGAGAATATTATATTTCTGCTTTACAGAAACTTTCTTCAGAGGATGAAAAAAAATTTTACAATAAACAGTGTGACCACCCGACAACAGCGTTTAGAATTAACTTGTTACGATATCTCAGATTCTTGGATAAGTTCCCAGAGTATGCGGCATCGTTAAGGTCATTGTATGAACGGGGCAATGTTTAGATAGTATTAAATTTTTAAAATTAGTAGTAACGGATAGTGTTCCTGAAGACTTTGACAAACAAATAAGATGTTATATATTAGCGAAATAGGAGGTGATGAATATGGAAGAGGTAATAACTAGGGAAAGTTTCGAGAAGAGACTCGACAAAAACAGAAAGGCTAACGCGAAGGCGACCGAGGCAGCCAGGGCTGCCGGGCGGAAGTTCAGCAGGACGTTGGAGGCTGCGCTAAAGCTGAAGGGCAGCATAAAGGTGAATGACATAACGCTGTTCTTTAGGTAATGCGCTACCTGATAGATACTAACATATTTATCTATTCGACCACGGACGTTATTTCATTGTGCCGTGATGTGTATTCCATACTCGAGGATCCCGATACGCTCTTATGCATGAGCGCCGTATCTGTCCGAGAACTTATAGTCGCATACCGGCACAAATGGTTCGACATCAGGAGATGGAGAACACCGGAGGAACTCGTGAAGTCAATCACGGACGAGTTCTTCATCAGTGTGCTGCCGGTCGGTATTGACGTTATGAAGACTTATGCTCGGTTGCAGTTGAATGAGCGTGAGGAACACAACGACCCCTGTGACCATCTCATCATCTCGCAGGCATTGACGGAGCGGATGCCCCTTATCTCCAGCGACCGCAAGTTCCTCTATTATAGGAATCAAGGCCTTGATTTGATTTTTAACGGCGATGAAGACTGATTGCTATGGGACAGATGAAATTAATTGATTCTTCAGAATTTGTGGACAGGGTATTGGGGAAGGTAGGCACTCCTGAGAGGGATGCGATAGAGAGGCAGATTAAAGAAGAGGAGGAGATAGATATGAAACTGTATTCATTTGATAGCGTGCTTGACAGGCACATCGGACCACGCGGCAGCGAGGCCCGCGAGGATTTCGAGCGTGAAGTCATGGCGGCCGTCGAGTCCAGCAAGATGGCGGAGCGGCTGAAGGCTGCCAGAACTGTGCAGAACCTCACCCAGGAGCAGCTCAGCAGGAAAGCCGGCGTCGACAGATCCCAGGTTTCCAGGCTTGAGAGGGGCAAGTCCGCGACGCTGTCTTCCATCAAGCGCATCTCCTAGGCATTGGGAGTGATGCTCTGGTAACGGCTGGGGAGCGCACGGCCACGTTGGAATGTAAGCGAATAGTCGTATTAGCGAAATAGGAGGAATAACTATGATTGACAAGCAGATAAAGTTCTTCGATGAGAACATCGACAGCCTTTTGAAGGACTACGAAGGCAGTATACTTATTATCTCTGAAGACTGCAAGGTTGATGCGTTCTCTAACTATGAGGAGGCATACACTTTCGGCGTTGAGAACTATGGCCTCGGCAACTTCCTGATGCGCGAATGTCGTGAAGGAAACAAGGAATGACCATATTATAATGCCTCAAATAGTTGTCCTATGATATTACGGATGGAGACAGCCAGAGAGGCATAGTTTGGGAGAACGAGTTTGATGGTGCGCTGATTTTTTACTCTATCTTTTTGAATCATCTGGAAGATAGGGATATTGAAGAATACGTCAATGATTTAAATATGTTGTAATTATGGATTATCGTATAAATGTATCGGACATAATGACCGGCAAATCGTACCCGGATGCCGGTGCAAGTTTGTATGCCATACTTACTCAGAATCTTGATAAGGACAGGATTGTGCTTGACATGAAAGGAATCACTGTCGTCCCGTCGATGTTCCTCAATACGTCGATAGGACGGTTGATCACCGAGAAAGGTGTGTCGGTAGTGAAGCAGAAGATAGCTTTCTGCAATATCCTTACAAGCCAGATGGTGCATATCCGTGAATACGTCCGCCAGTATAGTGCATAGCGGTATGGAATCCGCCGGCGGCAGATAATGTTAATTAAAAATTTGTAACTATGGATGAAGATGGTCATGCCCCTAATGGCGATCTCAGAACCGTGATTATGGACATTTTCGAGAAGGAGATAAAGCCTGTCCTGCTCAAGATATACGAGGACGACAGGTCCATGCTCAAGGATTCAGAGGGTCGTATAGACCGCACTAACGGAATGATCCAGAAACTTGTAGACGCATGCAAGTTGGTTGAGGCTGCATACACGAGCCACGTGAGCTCTCTCCAGACATCTAGGGACATCTCGCAAAGAAACAACGCGAAACTCATCACTGCCAATGAACGTATGACCAGGATGATGGACACCGCGAGAACCGATTACATGAAAGACCGGGAACGCCTGCTCGAAGACCTCAAGTCCCTGAAGGACGAAATGCACAAAGCCACGGACAAATACTGGGAGCTGATGGCCTCATACCAGCGACTGGCAGAGGACATAAGCAGGAAGAAGTCCTCCTCCAGGGCAGAGGTAAAAATCAACCACCATTGACATCTTTTGTTCCTATTTTGTTTCTTTTGCTAAAATGAAGGTTTATATGAAGAGAGTTGAAGTGGTGGCTGCGATATTGATACACAATAACTTAGTATTCGCTTGCCAGCGCGGATATGGTGAGTTCAAGGACGGATGGGAGTTTCCCGGCGGGAATATCGTTGTTTCCTTGCTGTGATGTGCTGAATCGCTGTTTTTATCTAATTATTGTCTGATTGCTAATTAGTTAGATGCGATTTTATTATACTTTTGCGATACATTATGCGAGTGGAAAAAGTTCCTATTTTGTTTCTTTTTAATTAAATTTGTTTCTCGTTTGTTTCTCGAAATATGGCAAAGTATGATATTAAAGAGCCTGTAAGGCTCAGGAGCAAGACGCTCAAGAAAGGAGTCAAGTCACTTTACCTTGACATCTATCAGAATGGGCAAAGGCATTACGAGTATTTGAAATTATACCTGAACCCAGGAACGGATCCTCTTACCAAGTTAAAAAACAAAAGTGCCCTGGACGCGGCCCGTGTGATACAGGCCAAGAGACTTGTCGATATACAGTCAGGTGTGGCGAACATTATGACAATTGACAAGCGCAAGATAAAATTTGTTGATTATTATAATCATTATTATGATTCTCGTACTTCAATTTCCGAAAAATATAGGCGAGGTGCGGACTATGCGTTGTACCGGTGGATTACATTTGCCGGAGAAGATGTGTTGCTGTGTAAGGTGACATCTGAGATGTTGGCTGATTTCGTGAAGCATTTGAGAGCGACTCATAATATGTTCCAATCCCGAAAAGTGAAGATATTTCCTGGAGAAGGTCGGGAGGAAGGATACATTTCCACGAAAGAAGCGGAAGAAATTGTGTGGGAGTTGTCCTGTCGCCAGAAGAAGACATTCAGCCAAATTTCTGCTGAGACGGGAATACTGCTCAGAACTGTCGGATATATACACCAGAGGATTGTTATGGGCGGGAAGGAATCTCCATTGACCGAAGCTACTGTAAGAGCCTACTTCAAGTATATAACGGCAGTCTTGAACGGTGCTTCAAGTAAGGGGCTTATCGCAGTTAATCCAGTAAGCGGACTTGATTCAATAGAACGTCCTCATGGTAATAGCCCAGAGAGGATTTTCCTTACATTGGAAGAGGTCGTCAAACTAATTGATACACCTTGCGATTATCCTGTGGTTAAACGCATGTTCCTATTCTCGTGTTTTACTGGCTTGCGCTGCTCAGATGTTAAAGCTCTTACGTGGAATAAGATTGACGATAGCATGATTGCTACAACTATGCAAAAGACACAGCAGCCTATTTATATACCATTGTCCGATAATGCGAGGAGATGGTTGCCGGAAAGAGAGGGAGCGACGGGGGACGATCTTGTCTTTGTCGGATGGCCTACAATCAACACGATCTGCCGGTGCATTGACAAGTGGGCGAAGAATGCGGGCATAGACAAGCATGTAACATTTCACACCTCAAGACATACGTTTGCGACTTTGCTCATAACGAACGGGGCAGATCTGTATGTGGTGAGTAAACTTCTTGGCCATCAGGATATCTCAACTACAACCATTTATGCAAAGGTTGTCGACAAGCGGCGGGAGGAGGCCATAAATGTTATACCGACGCTTGATATCGGTAAAGGAATGTAATAATCCCCCGAGAACATCTCTGCTGTCGGGGGCTACGAATTACAATTATTATTTAAGTTTATGAAAAACTTGTAAAAAGTTGTATGTTAAACAGTTATCTAAAGTAGATGTTTATAGACCGTTCTGATCTGGGATTTTGGATAACTGTATCAGTCTTTCCTCTATTGTGAGTTTCTTACCTTCTTCGGTGCTCAAATCGACGGCCTGAAGTTTAGGAACAGTATACTGCATAAGTTTCTCGCTTATAAAGAGCCGGTCCTTCGGCTCCAACTCCATGAAGTCTTTAATCATTTGTCCGCTGTTGCTGTAACTGTCGAGAAGTTCAGCAACGGCGTCTTTCATTTTTTTCGTATTCTTGTTTGGAGTCCCTTTCTTTCGGCCTCCAGTTTTATTTCCGTTGGCATCCATATTTGAAAAAAATACTACTACGTAATTACATAAACCTTTCATGCAAATATACTTATTTATTTTTGAACCACTTAATTAAGTATTAACTATTAAATATCAATAATTATGGCACTTCCAGGTATAGGTAGCATGATAGGCGCAGGTATGCAAGCGGCTGCCAGTATTTATGGTGGTATTAAGAACGCAAAAGCGTACAAGGATGTTATTGGAAACACCAAACAACAGATGCAGGATAATCAGGACTGGTTCGACAGACGTTATAATGAAGATGCGACTCAGCGAGCCGATGCGCAAGCATTGCTCACACAGACGGCAAACAGCATAAGGGAGCGAAACAAACAAGCCGCCGGTGTCGCCGCAGTGATGGGCGGAACAGATGAAAGTGTTGCAGCGGCAAAGGCTGCAAATAATGAGGCTCTTGTGGATGCTACCAGCAAGATCGCTGCTGCTGCCGACCAAAGGAAGGACAGCATAGAAAGTCAATATCTTTCGAAAAATGCGGACTTGAATTCACAATTGAACAATATGACATTGAAAAAAGCGGAAGTTACAGCCAACGCCGTAAAGGGTGTGGCTGACGCAGCCGCCAGTATGGCGTCAATTTAATTCGTTTAGAAATGATAGAAGAAGATAAGAAGATTAAACAGGTTGAGACTGTTGCACCGCCACAACAAGAGCAAAGTCCTACGCAGCCCGGCATTGTAGAAAGTGCTGCACCTGCTGCGACTGCTGTAAGACCTCAGGGAACTCAGGACAATAAGGGGGTGACAACCTTTGACAGGATTACCAAACCACGCCTGATTAGTAAACCGGAACTTCAATACGACAAGTCAATTCCGAAACCAGCGGAAATTATTGAAAAGCAAGAACTGAACAATGCGCGTCCGGACAAGACGATAGATGGCCTGACATACAAGGCTAATACCGGTAAACTATATGATGAACAGGGGCGAGAGATGAGTCCATTTGCTTTTGCCAAGCATGTTGCAGAAAAAGGCCAAATGACACCGGAGGAGAAAGCCGCTGAAGCTAAAAGGGAGCGCAGATCCAAAATATTCTCTGCAATCGGCGATGGCATCTCCGCTTTGGCAAACGTCTATTTTGCATCCAAGGGGGCTCCGGATATGTACGACCCGAAGACTTCAATGTCGGCGAAGACCAAGGAATATTGGGACAAATTGAATGCGGAACGCAAGGCGGATGCTGATAAGTATAATAATCTTCTCCTTTCTGCTTATAAGGCTGATAAAGCAGATAAGGACGCCAAAGACAAGTGGCAGCAGCAACTTGAACAATGGAGGATTGAAATGGGAAGAAAAAATGAAGCGGAGATGTACAAGCGAGGTAAGGATGCGGCTGATGCAAAGTATCGGAAGGAGAAAGACGACGCGGACCGTAGTTCCAGAGAAAATATTGCGGCAAGCCAGATAGCGGCTGCCAATAAGCGCGCTGCTGCCGACAGGTCTCAGAAACAAGTCCAGTTCAACAAAAAGATGCAAGCTATGTACGGCGGATCCGGCGGCGGAACGAAAGGGAAGTATACATTTTCCCTTGGTCGTGGAAAAGGGCAGATATCAGTTAATTCTGATGCCGTAAATGACGCGAATGTCAAGCAGATCTGGGACAGGCTTCCTGATGATGTTAAACAGCAGGCACAAGAATACTACAAGACCGCTAAAACAAATGAATTCGGTGTGCCTATATATGCCAGAGACGAGAATGGGAATATCAGGGAGGATGAAAATGGCAACAAGGTACTAGTTTATAAGCCTCTGACAAAGAACGAAATGTTGGAAGTCATAGGGGCAAATCTTGAAGGTAATCCTGATCTGCAGAATGACATTCGTGAACTTGCAGGACAGCAAGTGTCTGAAGAAGATTTCTCTCAGTATTTAGATAAGGGGAACGGCTCGAAAGAGACTATGGATTTCTCTATTTATAAGACCGATAAGAAGAAGTAAATTATGCCAAAATATAGAGTAAACGGAGATATTTATAATATTCCAGAAGAAAAGGTATCTGCATTTGAAAAGCGGTATCCCAACGCAACAGTCGATATATACGATAATGACGGGGCTGAGTATTCACTTCCCGTTTCCGAAAAGGTGAATTTTCAGAAGCAGTTTAAGAATTGGTCATATACTGCTCCGGCAGCTCCTTCCGCTCCTAGTGCCGAGAAGATTGACTCAGTGGAACAGCCGGGGCCTGTCATGCCGAATCCGGCCATGGAAAACAGGAACTGGGAGGTACAGATGGGGAACGGCCACAGCCGTGCGACCGTGGAAAAGCCTGAACCTGTTGATGTGCCCATTCCGCAGAGACCTGAAGGCCTGGAACCGTCTGATGATGGGACCGCGGCTCCTTCTGATGATGTGAGGTCATATCTGGAGAATGCCAACAGGCAGCAGGTAGCCAACCTCAGCAGGGACATCAACTCACGACTGGATGAGGCGCAGACGAAATCCCGTGACATATATATGAAGGAACAGGAAGACGCACGCAAAGGTGGATTCCTGTCGACACTTGCACATGCCATTGCCGCGTCCGGCCATAATCCTGAAGGCGGGTCCGGAGGCATGTCCGATGCCCAGCAGAGGACACTTCAGGGCGCGAACAGCGAACTCCAGAGCGAAATATCCAAACTGGAGGCTGCAAAGAATGCGATGAGCAATGCCGAAGAGATTATAGCCGAGGCAGACAAGAGTGTCCAGGAAGGCAAATTCCCCGGCTTTTTCAAAGGCGTAGCACGCGGCTTCGGAGACAAGCTGTTTGACGTCAACACGTGGGACATGGGAGTGTCAGACACGAAGAACAGCATCGAACTGCTTAAGGCCCTCAGGAAGTACGATGAGGGAAAGCCGCTTTCGGAATCCGAGCAGATGCTACTGGACGCGAAGTCGGTGGAACTCGCCACGAATGCCTACTTCGGTTCATACATAGGCAGGGGATACAAGGCGGGAGCCGTGACGGCACAGAGCCTGCCGTTCATGTTGGAGATGGCGGTCAACCCGGCTTCCACGCTTGGAGAGTCCACACAGAGCATGCTGGCCAGATATGCGCTGTCGAGGTTTGCGAAGAAAGGAGCGACCAGAGCAGCCCAGAAGTTCGCGACAAAGGCTGCAGGGGCTGCAGGACGCGCCTTGGGTGACATAGCCGGTTCCGCTGTCATGGCAGGGACATCCGGCGCTGTCCGTGTGGCCGGTGACGCCATCGACAGGCATGTCGGTGACATCGAGACTGATATGGACGGACAGGGGCAGACCGTATTTGCAGGCCATGACCCAGAAAGCCTCGGGAAATCGATTGCAAAGGCATTCACGTCAACTGCAATAGAGAACCATTCCGAGATGCTGGGCGAATACTTCGCTCCGGCTCTCGGAATCGTCTCTAAGTTCGGCAGGAAGGGCATGGAGAAGTTCGGCCTGAAGAATGTCGTGGATTTCGTTGACGATGTCAGTGCGACTGACGCCGCCAAACTCATAGCGGATTTCCAGAAGCGCACGAAGTGGCACGGAACCATCGGAGAGTATGCGGAAGAGGTCGCAGGCAACATTGAGAATGCCATTCTCGTTGGAGATAGCACGTTGGATTCATCGGACGATACGGGAGTTTTCAACCTGGACCAGAATATTGATACTTTTCTTGGAGTGGCGTTGATGGGCGGAGTCTTCAGTACAATTCGTACGGCTGCATGGCGAACGCCAAAGTACAGAGCAAGGAAAGAAATGGAGAAAGCGAGGGCTAAGGCGAAAAAGAAATTCGGCGATCAGGAATGGCAGGATATAGAGGACAGGCTTGCGGAGGCCGGCGATGAAGGAATGTCATCGGTCCTGTCGGAGGTGATCATCGGGGAAAGGAATCCTGAAAGAGAAAAGGCTATTCTGGATTATGCAAAAAGTATCAAGATTTACGAAGGTACGTTAAAAGGAGATGAAAAGCATAGGGAATTATCAAGCCCTGAAATGACGGATTTGGAGTCTTCTTATGAAAATGGATATACCTTAGCGACACCGCAGGAAGTTCATGATGCGAAAATAATGTTTGAATATCAGCAAGCAAGGCTTCAGCAGGCGTTGGGTATGTCAAGCATCGACATTGAAACGTTGATGCTTGGGAATGAGATGGGGAAACTTACGGAAGAACAGAAGTCTGTCGCGTTGGATTACTTGAATGCTGAAGCGACGTTTGATGGCGTCATTGACAGAGTCAGAGATGATATTGACAATAGAATCTCATCCGTAAATGCAGCAATTGATGCCAGCACGAACAGTGATACTGGAAAACTGCAACCGGCCAGACTTGTTGATGACAGAGCAGTTCATATTATTTCCGGTATAGTCAGGCTCACGCCTGATGGAACAATGGTTGACATCCATAATTCGGAGGACTATATAATCATTCGTGATGACAAGACTGGAAAAATTGAATCCGTTTCTCCGTCTCAAATTGTAGGAGTGGACGCTGAAATAGATCCTGAATCAGAAAAGAAAGCGGCGGAGTCGCAGATTCGTGGACAAATTGGACAGCAGAAAGCAGACATTATTGATGGTGTGCTCCAGTTTAGTCCTGGAGATGTATATACTTTGACGAATGAGCAGGGGCAGTCATTCACGGTTCAGGTTGCAGCAGACGAACAGGGCGTTGTCGATAATGGAGATGGGACAATAAATGTTATACTTAATGAAGATATTGATGCCAATACCGGCCTTCCTCGTATTTCTCAAATGTCTAAGGAGCAGATTGAAAATATGGCTGAAGCCACGAATATGGCAAGACTGCAACAATATGAGCAACAGAAGTTGGATGTTGACGCTCGTCAATATAAGGAAGACAGTACAGGACGGACTCCTGAGAATCCTTTCAAAATTAACGACCGGATTTCATTTAATGATGTCGGGTCTGGTTCCGTCAAGCATGGAATTGTAGAGTCGGAACTTACGGATGATGGGAAATATGAGATAGCAATCGAGAATGACGGCAGCATCGAATCCGTATCGTACCTTTCTCCGGAGGATCTGTCGAATATGCAGGCTCAACTTGTTCAGTCCGTGGAGGAACAAGAAGCACCTGAAATCGAACAGAATCCTGCCGAAATCGAACAACCGGAGCAACCGCAGGTGTCCGCTTTCGAGCGTATTCCTAAAGATGAGCAGGGAAATCCTATCTATGAGCAGGCTGAAACTCCCGAGCTCGCTTGGGATGCCATAGTTGAACAGACAGATGGCGATGAAGCAATGGCGCAGACCGTAACGGACGGAATGGTTGCCGACAAGGAAACAGCGTTGAAAAAGGTAGAGAAAGCCAAATCCAAAGGAGGGGCGACCATTGCGGAGAAGATTGCATCTGAGAAAGAGCGTAAGGCAGCCATTGAAGAAGCAAAGGCTAATCTTGCCGTGTGGAAGCAGATTGCGCAAACCGCAAGGCGCAGGAAAGATGCAGAGGAGTCCGAAAAGAGACGGATCGCAGAGGAACAGGCAGCCATACGCAAGGTCGAGGAAGAAAAACTCCGTGCAGAGCGCGAGGAAGCAGAGCGCATCAAGCGTGAAGCCTTGAACGGTGTGCCGGACATTTCCGATGATACACCGCAGGACGCACGGGCAAGAGGTTACAGGAGAGTAAGCGGTCATAAGGTGGATAGACAAGAACCTATACCACACCTGCAGGGCAACGATATAGCCGTGAAATTCAGCGATGATGTCATTGTTCCCGGTCGTGTCGCTGTCATTGAAGCGGAGACCTTGCAGCCGAGCCACATCCAAGGCACGAGAAATCCTGCACACTTCATTGATGAATCGCAGCCGAAAGAGAGGACTGACGATGCGAGTGTATTGTCTGCCCGTAAGATTGCCAGAAACATCCGTCCCGAAGAAATCACATCCTCAATTACGGCATATACCGGTGCGCCTACCACAAATGTCCGTGGCGAAGTCATACAGGGCAACAACCGTAGTGATGCACTCCGTTTGATATGGGAGGGCGAAAAAGAGCAGTCTGCCATTTACAAGCAGTACCTTATGGACCACGCAGCGGACTTCGGTCTGAATGCCGATGAGATTTCAGCAATGAATCATCCTGTACTCGTCAATATGCTTGATGTGGACGACGCAACCGCCATTACCCTAGGTCAGTTTGTTGCGCAGGACACCGAAAGCGGAGGCACAGAGCGTATCAAGCCGAAGAATGCCGTGCAGAAAATGGGAGCCGATATGCGCACATTCGCCGATATGCTTCTCGCTTCTTCTGATGATGAGACCTCTTTTGCAGGACTTGTGGACAGGAATGGCGATGAAGTATTGGCGTGGATGAACAGGCGAGGTTTCATCACTCCTACGCAGTACAAGAGCGCATTTGACAGTAAGGGAAGTATCACAGCTGAAGCGAAGAACGATTTGAAAGGCATAATGTATCAGAGCATATTCACAGGTGGCAACATCCGTCTTGAAGAAATGTTCAATGCTATGCCGGCCAAAGCTCAGCGTGCTATCCTTGCCACCGCATTCAGAGACAATGAAAGTCCGAACACAGAGCGAATGGTAAAGGAAATTCAGAATTCTATCAGAGCGTACAACGCATTGTCGCAGGGCGAAGACTTTGCCAACGCCAAGAATTGGAAAGAAGCTCGTTTAGCCGTTGAATCGTGGAAAATGCAGTATGCAATGGACGATGTTACCGGAGAAAGCTATCTGCCTGCCGAGAAATTCAGTAATTTTGCATTACATTTGGCGACAATGTATAAAGGCGAAAGTCAGAGCCTGATACAATCTACATTCAACCACCTGTATGACCTCATCCAAGGCACCCAGGAAGAAACTCTGTTCGAGAAGCCGGACAACACTCCGAGAACACTCGCACAGGCTATTTTAGAAACATTAAATTTTGAATATGATGGACAGCAGCGAAGCAATGTATTGGCTGGCGATAGTACAGCAAGCCAAGAAAGGGAACAAGGAAGCACAGGAACTCCTGCAGCAGGAGAACGAGTTGAGGGTGGAGAGCAACCTGCCGATAATACAGGAGGAACTGAAAACGAAAGCGGAAGCGGTGAAGTAAGAGAAAAAATCGCAGAGGAAGGAAGCAAGGTCAATACAAACCCAAGCGATGCTCAGAAAGAAGCGGGCAACTATCGCATGGGGCATGTCAAGATTGACGGAATGGATGTCACCATCGAGAATCCTAAGGGAAGTATACGCAAAGGAAGAGATGCTGACGGCAAGGAATGGCAATCAGAAATGCACAATGACTATGGTTATATCCGTGGCACGAAGGCCGTGGATAACGACCACATTGATATATTCCTCTCAGATGATCCTGAACATGGTAACGTATACGTAATCGACCAGGTAGACCCAAAAACCGGAAAATTTGACGAGTCCAAGGTAATGTATGGTTTTTCTTCCGAGCAGGAAGCCAGAGATGCGTATCTTTCCAACTACGAGGAAGGCTGGAAAGGTCTCGGCAAGATTACTGAGGTGACCAAGGAAGAGTTCAAGAAATGGATTGACTCTTCCACGCGAAAGACAAAGCCGTTTTCTGAATATGCAAGCGTGAAAGCTGCTAAGCCTCAGAAGGAGAAACCTGTTCAGGGGATTGAAGGCTATTCGCGTGATGAGATTAAAGGCATTGTGGCAGATCATATCAACGATGTGATGAGAGACAACGATATTCACGCAGAAATAATCGGCATGGATATCCATGGCTCCAGGAATCGTCATGTCGCTAGTCCAGACTCGGATCTGGATGTCGTAGTCGAGTATCGTGGAGATATCAGGGAAGACGACATGTTCAATGCGCTTAACGGTGAGGAGGATGCGCTTTCGATTGAGGGAATCAAGGTCGACATCAATCCTATAAGGAAAGAGGAAACCGGAGATCTTCAGGACTACATGAAGCAGTCGGAAGAGTATGATAGGGAAAAATCAGAACAGGCAAAACAAAAAGGATCTTCAACAACTTCGGAGATAAAGAGCAATAAATCAGGGAAGATTGAGGACTATGGTGAACAGATTTCTGGTGCTCGAAAGGATATGCTGCGTGACCTTGCCAAGTCAGTTCAAAACACTTCGCTTGAAAGCCTGATATCCCTGCCATTCTCAAAAGCCTTCAAAAAGCCGAATCTCAGTAAGGCGGTTGAAGAAGGCGCTCTTCGTGATAAGGACGCACGATTCGCCCAGGCAGCCATTGCGGCATTTCTTTCCACGAAAAAGCCTGTGGCAGGGACAAAGGACGAAAGAAGGAGACAGCGTTGGGGCGAGAAGACAAACGTGGAGAAATGGGCCGAAAAGGCTTATACGGGCATAAAGATGCTTCAGGAACTATTCGATGCTGACGAGCGTGTAAGAGACAAGGTGATAGAGGCGGCTGTTGCTGACAAATATGTAGGCGTCGATGAAGCGAAAGTCCAGCAGCAGAGGATTGGTGGATTGAATCACAGGGAGTTTAACGGCACAAGTTATCCTCTCAACCTCATTGCGTTGTATAACGAGGTCTTTGACAGGCTCGGCTATCCGGCCGGTCAGAATACAAAGATTCCGGTAGGTAGAATCGTATGCAGCAGCACGTTTGACTCTTACAGCCTGCGTGGTGTCAATGGAGAAGACTGGATTTATCCTTCCCGCAGTCTGAAGTCATTCGAGGATGTCGTGGATGAACTGGTTTACCTTATTAAAGTTGCAAATGCCGATGAAACGGCAGACCATCCTATTGAGAACTTCAAAATTAGAGGAATCAATCCGAAGGTGGAGACAACAGGATATCGGGTTCTTGCGGCAAAGAATCTCACCACGGCAATAACGAGGGGCAATCGATTTGCCGTGGATGAAATATTCCCTACGAGAGAAGCTGCACTTAAACGAATTGAGGAATTGAAGGCCAAGGGGCTTGAATGTTCCGAGCCGCTGGAGAAGAGGGAAACAGTCGGATATGAGAAATACCAAATCAGCTTTGCGCATCCTATCACAAGAGAGTTTATTCCTTTGGAGAAGGAGTATGCCTCTAAAGAGGAGGCTATTGCTGCTCCGGAAGAAGAGCATGAGGAATTGAACCGCCTTGCAAACGAAGCGATTGCGGCAGCGACCAAGAAGAGTGGTGAAAGTGTAGAGAAGTCATATTTCCACATAACCCACTATTACGACAAGGGCTCCGATGGAAAGTATCATTGGTATTATGGTGTTGCACTGGATGACAAGTATGGGCCGAAGAAGACAGCGTTCAATACAATGCCGTTCTTCCTTGCCGAGCGTCTGAACAGTCGCGAGGAAGCCCAGAAGCAGATAGATGCAAACAAGGAAAGGTGGGAGAGCCTCGTAAAGGACGTTGTGAGACAGAGAAGCAACTTTGTGTACTTCTCTGGAGACAATGAGACCCGCAATGGCGAAGACTACAGGAACGGGAAGGATGTCACCGCCGAGGAGTTTGCCAATAAATTCGGATTTCGAGGTGTACAGTTCGGAAACTGGGCAAATCAGGCAGACAGACAGGCAGCGCTGAACAATGCCTATGATTCTTTCATGGACATGTCTAAGATAATTGGCGTGTCTCCTAAAGCCATGAGCTTGAATGGAGAGCTTGGCGTTGCCTTCGGTTCGAGAGGAAGTGGCGCAGCGTCCGCACACTATGAGCCGGGCGAAGTGGTCATCAACCTTACCAAGACAAGAGGTGCAGGTTCACTTGCACACGAATGGTGGCATGCCCTGGACAACTATTTCAGTCGCGCCGCAAATGTGAAGTTGGGCTATGTCACTTCCGACAAGAGACTTCCTATGCGCGAAGAGATGAGAAAGGCTTTCAATGATCTTGTCGATGACGTTGAAAAGTCCGATTACCATACTAGGTCAATGGATAGAGGCTCAGGCTATTGGGGGACACGAGTCGAGGAAACCGCCCGTTTGTTTGCGGAATGGATTGCTGATGAGATGGCTAAGCGTGGAGAGCTCAACAACTTCCTTGCAGGCCGTAATGATTCGGAAGATAGTTATGCCAGAATGGGATATGTCTTCTATAAAGCTATTCAGAAGCTGAAGCCTGAAGGCGAGATGATGACATTCGAAGAGTTTAGGAAAACGCCTATGGCATTGAAAGGGTTCTCGTATCCGACTCGTGCTGAACTGGAAACTCTCGGAAAGGATGTCCGTAATATCTTTGGTGTGGTGCAGGAACGTACCGATGAAACGACAGGAAATGTTGCGTTGTTCCAGATGGTTGACAAAATTCTCTCTGACAATTCGCCGGAGAATCGACTTGCGTATGAAGCCGTATCTCAGATGCTGTCAAATGCTGGAATCCCTGTGGAGTTACTGTCGGATCAGGCGATGAGAGAAATGGCGATAAATGCAACAATGCTTGATACCGCGCTACCGGAAGACGAATCTTCTTTCAAAGGCACTGTCATATCAAGCATTGACGGGGCAAATATACTCAATAATCTTGACAAAGCAATAGCTGATTATCAGAATGTTGGAGATAAGGGGACCAAGACATTCTTGGGTGACCTGGCTTCAGCACTAGGTTCTTCAGATAAAGACAAGAGTAGCCAGTATGCGACGTTCGAAACAAAGAACGGGCAGGTGGTCACTATACGTGTGAGCAACCATAATGCTACCGTATCCAACTTCGACAACGCCGGGGAATCCAACGGAATCAGCATCGTGATTTCCAGGAAGCCGAATGAGGGCATGACGAATGATGGAGATGCGCATATCGTCGAGTTTTTCTATCCTGACAAGGCGCTGAACAAAGCGGAGGGCAAGCCGCTTGTGGAGATTTTGAAGTCTATCAAGCAGTCTCTCTATAGTGGAGAATACAAGGACACCACTGGGCTTGCTCAGCGCGAAGAGGTCAACGCCAAAGATGTACCGGAATTTATGACCGTATATCACGGCAGCGGCGCCAAGTTCGACAAATTCGACCACTCTCATATGGGAGAGGGCGAAGGAAACCAGACCTTTGGCTGGGGAACATACGTCACAGAGGTCGAGGGAATCGGCCGGACATACGCAAAGGCTGCCGCCAAATTCGACGGTAAGCAGCCGAAACGTAACCTCTATACGGTGGAAATTCCGGAGGATAACGGTGACAACTATTTGGATTGGAGTAAAAAGATAAATGACATCGGAGTGGATTTCCTTACGGGAATTGACAATAAGTTATATAACGAAGAAGGCTGGCATAGAGTTGAATCCGGAGGGCTTACGCGATTCACTCAAGGAGAGAAAACTATAGTATTGAATCCAAATGCGACAGTCGCAGATGTTTATGAAGAATTATCTGTGGGACTTGGAAGCCTCAAATCTGCCAGCGAATTCTTAAATAGTTTGGGGTACATTGGCATATCCTATCCGGCAGAGTACATGTCCGGTGGGCGTTCTGATGGAGCCAGGAACTACGTCATCTTCAACGAGAATGATGCCAAGATAACAGGTCGCATCGAGTTCCTGCGTGAACCTGATGGAACAGTGTATGGCGCGACGGTGGGAGGAAAGATTTATCTCAATCGAGAGCGTCTGAATCCGAACACTCCAATCCACGAATACACCCACTTGTGGTTCTCCGCATTGAAAGACGCAAACCCGGAACTTTACAAAAGAGGCGTTGAACTGATGAAGCAGCTGCCTATATGGGAGGAAGTCAAAACGGATCCGAATTATGCGGAACTTTCTGGAGACGATGCGATAGCGAGTGAATGTCTTTCCCGTCTTGTCGGTGACAGAGGAGCAGACAAACTTACAGAGCTGGCAAAAAAGGCAATGGTGCGTGGCGACATCATCGGTACGGCAAACAGGATCTCGCTCATCGAGGACTTCAAGGACTGGCTGAAAAAGTTCTGGACTTGGGTAAGGGATTCATTTGCTCCATGGACGAAGGAAGAGGCTTCAAGGGTATCAGTGGACGATATCCAGAACATGGTGCTTTCTGACTTGGCAAAGGGCGTAAATCCGCTTGCTCGCCAGGCGGAAAGTGATGCGGATATCCGTTTCTCGATAGTCAAAGATCCGAAACTGATTGAGGAACTTGACAAGGGAACTAAAGTGAAGGTATATCGCGCGATGCAACTCATAGACGGAAAACTGTATCCGCCTATGGCCTCGAAGATAAATGGAGAGTTCGTGCGGCCGATAGAATTGGGTAAATGGGAACAGGCAGATGAACACCCTGAACTTATTGATAAGAATGGACGTTTCAATCTCAATAAAGGGAACGGAAAGGGCCTTAAAGCTGCATACAACCCGTATATCCATACATCTAGAACGCCATTGAATGACCAGTTCAGCGAAGCCCAAAGTCGTCCGAACATTGTGACTGTAGAGGTCGAAATCCCAAAGAGCGAATTGAGTAGCGGATATCAGGCGGATAAGGCTAAAGATTCTGTTGGCGAGATGGAGTGGAAAGCTGGTATCGTTCAGGGACAGCTGACGGGCAAGCGCAAAGTGATTCTTTCCAGATGGGACAAGCCGATACGCATAGTTCCGGATAGTGAAGTTGCAAACGTTATAGTCAATGACATGTTCAAGGGTAGAACCATAACCATGCCATCTAATGTCGTGACTCCAAGCCTGAGAGCGGAACTGGAAAAGCTGGGAGTGCCATTCGTCCAAACCGATAATACCGGACATATTGTGGGGGGACAATATGACGGGAAGTATTATTCTAAAGTCTATGGTAACGGGGCTTTGGCAGGAAATGCCAAGGGCAAGCGTATGGAGTCGGAGACAGATAGGATTGTACGGGAGGCTAAAGAAAACGGCACGTATATGAAGGCGCCTAACGGAAAGCCGACAAACCTTAATGAACGGCAGTGGGCCCAGGTCCGTACCCGTGCATTCAAGAAGTGGTTTGGCGACTGGGAGAAGGCCGCGGAGGAATCTCCTTCAACTGCCAAAACAAATTCGTCCAAGATTGTGGATGAGAACGGAGAGCCTAAGGTGGTGTATCATGGTTCGCCTTATAGGTTCTTCAGGTTCGACAAGACTAAATTGGGACAGTCTACAGGTGCCGATTCGGCGAAAGAAGGCTTCTTCTTTACCGACAATAAGGAGCTTGCGGAACTGTTCTCCAGATATTCTCTTGAAAGCCTTCCTGTAAGCGATGTGGAACAACTGGTGAAGGACAGGCTTCTGAATATGTCCGAAAATGAGTTGAATGATGCGTATGAGGTGTATAGGAATGACAGCCCTGACTATTTGGACTACGCGGATGAGACAGACTCTCCTAACGATAAAGACTATCTTGAAATTCGCGGATTCCTTCTTGATGGTGTCTCTGAGGAGGAAGCTAAGAGGGAATATATTCAGGATTCAATTGAAAGTAAGATTGAGGGAGGTTATTTCAGCGACATGGAAGAGGTCGAGGAAGAGTTGTCCTCAATCGGTATAGAGTTCGGGAACAATGAGCAAGTGTTCCTGAATATCGAATCGCCGTTAGTCGATGAAGTCGAACGAGATTATTTCCATAATGGAGAAGGCGTGTTTCCAATGACCCCGGTCCTGCAGAATGCAAAGCGGATGGGGCGTGATGGCGTAGTCTTTACAGGTATAGTTGAAAGCGGACAGAAAGGCGCCGCTAATCAGTACGTAGCATTTGAGCCGAATCAGATCAAGTCCGCAACTGACAATGTCGGAACGTTTGACGTCGGGCAGGAGGATATCCGATACAGAGATTCCGGACAGATGGACGCCGAATATATGTCCGCAATTGAATCCGGAGACATGCGCAAGGCCGGCAGAATGGTGGAAGCTGCATTCAGGAAAGCATTCCCAGGTAGTAAGGTAAAGAACGTCGTATATCATGGCGTGGCCGTGTCTGAAGACGGAAGGCAGTTCCCGTACAATTCGATTCGTGATGGCCATTTCACTGACGATGAAGGCTTCGCCGAATACTATGCAGGGTCTGACGGTTATGTCTATAAGGTATTCCTTGATATCGAGAGCCCTTTGGAACAGGACTTCAGAGGCCAGAACTCAGACTTCGCGAGGGATGCTGAGGGAAACGATGTCTCTACCAGGACATTTGCGAGACGTGCGCAGGATAGTAACGGAAGATACGACGGTGCAATAATCACGAATGTTGATGAGTATGGAGACGGAATTGAGGCTGACGGTGTAGGCAATTACGATGGTTCAGTCACTGACTACATACCGGTGAGTGCCGACCAGATTTATTCGGCCGAACCAGTTGTATATGATGACAACGGACATGTGATTCCATTGAGCAGAAGGTTTGAGAATGGGAATCCTGACATCAGATATAAACACGATGAAACTGGAAATGGCAACCGCACTTCTCAGGATATCGAAGCAGCCGCAACTAAACTGGCGGAAAGCCTCGGTGAGAAGGTGCGACTCGTACGGGATGTTAATGAGATTGAGAACCAGAACAAGAAGGTTCAGGAGAACCAAAGGAAATCCAAGGGCTGGTTCAATACCGGAACCGGAGAAATCGTCGTCGTCCTTCCGAATGCAACCGGCATTGAAGATGTCCAGGCTACAATCCTGCACGAGGCTGTGGGACACAAGGGCTTGCGTGAACTCGTGGGAGATGACAGATTCGATGACTTCCTGGATAAAGTGTATGCGGCTGCTACGAAGGCTACCAGATTGGAAATCGTCAGTCTCGCAAGACGTAACCATTGGGATTTCAGGCTTGCGACTGAAGAGTATATTGCGGGCTTGGCTGAGAAAGGTTTTGCCGGGCGTGAGAATCGTACATTGTTCGAGAAGATAAAAGACTTCTTCCGCGATATGTTGAGCAGGGCAAAGATTGCCCTGGGCGTCAATATCGGTGACAACGAACTTCGTTATATGTTGTGGCGGACATATCAAATGCGGACCTCGCGCGGCATTCTTGCCAAAGCCGAAGATATATCCATGCAACAGTCAATGAAGGTCGGAAACTTCAGGGAGGATAATTCAAGTCCTGTATCCTTCCTTAAACAGATGCAGGACAATGCGGAAACGCTGGTGCCTCGTCAGTTGACCAAAGAAATCTGGGACAATGAAATAAAAGGAAAGGTCTTCAGCACTCCAATAGGTGTTGTAAAATTGGGCGAGAACCAATATGAAAAGAATATCAAGAAGGGGCGCGAACTTGAATTCGGCATGTTGATTCCTATCATTGAACGTCCTGATGCAATATTCGAAGAGGATGCTCCGGAGGCAGGCGCAGAAAGACAAACAAAGTATGTCTTTGTGAAATCTTTCGTTGAAAACGGAGTCAAGAAGATAAACTACGCATCGGTTTCAGTAAGGAAGGACGGGATGGAGGTCGTTGCCAGCAGCCACTATCTTCGTGACAAACAGATGCTGAATAAAATAGAAAAAGAGCGAATGCTTTGGAACCGTTTCGCAAGCGGTTCTGAACTTTCGGCACAAGGCGGCTCGACAGCTCAAAGCAATGCTCTTTCTCATGACGCAAATTTACTAAAAGGAGTCAAGAAAACAAATTCCGACGAGGAAATATTGTCAGGTGATGATTCAAGGCTCCGTTTTAGGACCTCTGCTAATGTCGGAAGCAGCAACAAGGCTCGGGACATTTACGAGGAGAAGACCCGCGTGATAGACAAGAATGGACGGAAGTCGGACACGTCCAACCTTATGCGCCGTCTGAAGGAAGCCTATGTGGACAGCATGCAGTCTCTGAAATATCTCCAAGACGCTATTTCGGAAGAAACCGGGAAGCCTGTGGAAGACTTCGAGAATGCATACCTGGCGGAAAACTCAATGAGTTCAAAGAACAAGGCCCAGACGGACATTTATCTGAACAGGTTCTTCAATCCTATAAAGGACGCTATCCGTGACCTCCAGAAAGAGGGAGCGGAATATGGAGACATTGTCCGCTACCTCATGGCGAAACACGGACTCGAGCGAAACGAGGTCTTCTCAAAGAGGGATGCCGAGAAAGATGGAGGTGTCTGGGACGGATCAGTCAGACGGGACTACTCAGGTCTTACAGAACTCACCAGAAGGGAGACTGACACCGTTGCGCCTAGAATCGACGAGATCACCTCGCGCGCTGAGGATATCGTCCGGAAGTTCGAAATGGACCATGATACGGATGTCCTGTGGGAAAAGATAAATGATGCTACGAAGGACACCCTACGGACGTCATATATAACGGGAATGCTCACGAAGGACAACTATGAGATGGTCCGTTCCATGTTCAGATACTATATCCCGTTGCGGGGATGGAGCGAGAATACGGCATCGGCGGTGTACGACTATCTGAGCGATGCGAGACCGAAGACGTCATCCATAGTGAAGGCGGCTACCGGAAGAACCACCATTTCTGATGATCCGATAGCAACTGTCGCATATATGGGACAGAGCGCAATCATTCAAGGTAACAGAAATATGATGAAGCAGAAACTGTTGAATCTTGCGTTGAACCATAAGACAGGTTTGCTCACTGTGAATCGTCAGTGGGAGGTCCAGGACCCGGTAACTGGCGAATGGATTACGAGGAATCCTGTCATACCTGTAGACGCGACGCCAGAAGAAGTTGCTGATATGGTTTCCCAGTTTGAGACTGACATGAAGGCTGCGGAAAAGAATGGGACGGCTCGCATATCTCGTGGAAAACTCGATACCGGTAAACACATTACGGCATATGAGGGACAAGAACATGTCGTCAAAGTTAAGCGCGGCGGCATAGAGTATTGCATATATCTCAATGGAAATCCGCGCGCTGCTCAGGCTGTCAATGGCATGACCAATCCTGATGCTGTGGACAGCTGGCTTATCCGTAAGGCTCGTGTTATTAAGAACTTCATGGCCAGGATGTTCACTTCCCAAAATCCAGCCTTCATTATTTCAAACCTCAGTCGTGATGTGATATTTGCGGGTACTGCTGTGTTTGCAAAAGAGGATTCAAAATATACTGCTCTATATACGAAGAATATTGCCAAGGCATTGGCGAAAGGGCAATTGATCGGCCTGGTGCACAGATTCGAGACAGGTAGACTTGATGACTCCAAAGATATTGACAGATATTTCGGAGAGTTCATACGCAATGGCGGAGAAACAGGTTTCACACAACTCAATACCGTCGATGATTTCAAGCGAGACCTTAATAGGTTTGCGAAAGAGATGCAGCAAGGGCAAGTGATGAAAGTTTCTTCAAAAGTGTGGAACGGAATCTGGGATGGTGTTGAGTTCATGAATAGGTGTGCCGAGGATGCGACAAGGTTTTCGGTGTACATGACATCTCGACAGATGGGACGTAGTGTGGAGAGGAGTATCAGTGATGCTAAAGAGATTACGGTAAACTTCAATAGAAAAGGTAGTGGCGGTTTTGGTGCACGAGTTATGAACTTTGCATATATCTTCTTTAATGCGGCTATACAGGCTCTTGCAAACGCAGGAAAGATTTTCTACGAGCATCCGGTTAAATCTGCCGTGGCTCTTAGTACTTTCTCTGCCGCAGGATTTCTTGCTCCACTTCTGGCACAAGCTATTATATCGGCATTCGGTGGTGATGACGATGCCTATTGGGATTTGCCTGAGTGGGTTCGTAGAAATAATTTTGTTTTCTATGTCCCATGGAGTGACAATAAGTTCCTGATTATACCGATATCCCAAGAATTACGTCCGTTCTACGCTCTTGGAGAGGTGGCAATGTCTGTGTTGATGGGAAAAGAAGATGTCCTCGAAGGTTTAAGGAGTGTAGGCGGTAGCTTTATGGATCTTCTCCCTGTTGATTTTATGGGCAATGGAAATAATCTTGCCGTAAGTTTGACTCCGACTGTCGCTCAGCCGTTTGCGCAATTGGTAGCAAACTCTGATTACTTTGGAAAACCAATTTATAGACGCAATGACTATAATCGGTTGGATCCTGCCTGGACGAAGGCATACAAGGGGACGAGTTCAATGCTTATCAATGCATCTAAATGGCTGAATGAAGTAACCGGAGGAGACGATGTCAAGAGAGGATGGATTGATCCTGTTAACAATCCTGCCGTCATTGAACATTTGTTTGAGAGTTATCTGGGCGGTGTCGGAAAGACCATTAACAAGACGGCCAAAACTATTTCGATGATATGGAATCCGGAAATGCGCGATATCCGTAATGTGCCTATCGTAAGCACGTTCGTTCAAGAATCAGACGATGAGAGAGTCGCCGGCAGTCAATTGAATCGTGAGTATGGTAAAGCAATGGAAGAATTCCGAGAAACAGAACATACGATTTCGGGATATAAGAGAAAGGCAAGGATGGGCTCGATGGAATATGCTGATAAACTATCTGATTTCATGAATACTCCTGAATTCAAGAAGTATTCAAAGATGAAAGGATATGCATCGTCTATCGCGAAATTGAGGACGGCACTGAAGAAAACGGAAGAACTCAATGGAGATGTGATGGATGCGGAATACTTGCAGGAGATGCTTCGGGAATTGAAACAGCAGATGTTGGAGGAACTGAAAGAAGATTAGTAGATAAATTGATATACGTTCAGTTCGCTCATTAACAAGTATTTTTGCTGATGAGCGGACTGCTCGTGTAACCAATGCTATATTACCATGTCTGAAGAAAGTATTAGACGGATGAGCCGCGTAAAACCGCGGAAAGAAAATGAAATGGATACTGTCGCCTTCTCTAAAAGTTTTGGCGACAGCAAGCGCGCTTTCGATATTGTTTTGGAAGCGCAGCAGCATTATGATAACATGGCTCGTTTCCGTAAGGATAGAGAAAGGTGCAAACGATATACTTACGGGGACCAATGGAAAGACATAATTACGGTTGACGGGGAGGATATGACGGAGGAGGAATACATCAAAAGCGAAGGACAAGTCCCTTTGAAGAACAATCTTATAAGACGACTTGTAAGAAATGTCCTTGGTGTGTACAGGAGTCAATCCAAAGAACCGACATGTACGGCGAGGGATCGAGATGAACAGAAACTAGGCGAGACGATGAGTACGGTGCTTCAATGCAACATGCAGCGGAATCGTATGAATGAGGTCTATCCTGAAACACTTGAGGAATTCCTTATCAGCGGTCTGGCCGTCCATCATAAAAGCTTCGGATGGAATTCAGATAAGGGTCTAGACTGTTGGACGCGTGTCGTTTCTCCGGACATGTTCTTTATGGATGCATATTCGCGTGATATACGAGGATGGGACGTAAGCTTCATCGGAGAGATTCATGATATTGATTTCAACACACTGGTAGGGCAGTTTGCTCATTCTAAACAGGACTACCAGCGTCTTGCTGAAATTTATTCTTCTGCTCATGCCAGAAATAAAGGATATGTTGCGACATTCTGTAATGAGTTCGGTTATTATCGTAGGGCGAATATTGATTTTCTCGTCCCGCAGGATATTACCAGGTGTCGTGTTATTGAAGTTTGGCGTCGTGAAAGCAAGCCTAGATACCGTTGCCATGATTACAGTACAGGAACTATCTTTATAATTGACGTAGAGGATTATCACGAGCTTGTCTTGGAAGAAAACGCCAAGCGGATTGCCAGGGGAACGTTAAACGGAATTCCAGCAGATGACGTAGCGATTATTGACGCTGAATGGTTCCTCGACAAATATTGGTACTATTACTATCTCACGCCGTTTGGTGATATCCTGCAAGAGGGGGAGACCCCTTATAAGCACGGCAGTCATCCATACGTGTTCAAGGCATACCCTTTCATTGACGGCGAGATTCATAGCTTCGTTTCTGACTTCATTGACCAGCAGAGATATGTCAACAGGCTTATTACAATGTGCGACTGGATTATGCGTGCAAGTGCGAAAGGCTTGTTGATCTTTCCGGAAGAGTGTATGCCTGACGACTGGAGCATTGAGGATATTGCAGAAGAATGGCATAGGTTTAATGGCGTGATAGTGGTGAAAACCAAGAATAACCCATCCGGGACGTTGCCGAAACAAGTTGCGGCCAATAGCACGAATATAGGAATATCAGAGCTGCTGAATTTACAACTGAAGTTCTTTGAAGACATCAGTGGAGTAAACGGTGCTCTCCAGGGTAAACCAGGATATTCTGGGATGAGCGCCAGTCTCTATGCGCAACAGGCCCAGAATTCTACAACTTCATTGTTGGACCTTCTTGAAAGGTTCAGCGCATTTGTGATAGATGCGGCATATAAGGATGTCAAGAATATTCAACAGTTCTATGATAGCAAGAGATATGTGAACATCGCCGGCAAAAGCGGAGCTGAGGTGGTTTATGATCCAGATAAATTCAATGACGTAGAATTTGAGCTGAGCGTTATGGAAAGCACCACGTCACCGGTATATCGCCAGTTGGCTAATGACTTCCTCATGGAGATATGGAAGTCCAGACAAATTACTCTTGAACAGCTTCTTGAACATGGAGATTTCCCATTCGCAGACAATCTTCTTCAGGACATCAACGTGCAGAAGGAGGAATTGTCCAAGGGAAATATTCCTGAAGGGCTTTCGCCTCAGATGCAAAAGCAGGTTCAGCAAGGTGCAAATATGGGTGCAGTAAATACCTTGCATGACGCAATTACGGCAGAAGCAATGAGAAGTAACGCATAAAAGTAAGGCAGTTTAGGTCGAAAACTTAAACTGCCTTGATTATTGTTAGTTGCTTATCGTTTGTCGTTTGGATTGCGACGTGCTATGGAACTGAAACTGACACGCTTGAAGAAATCGTTACGCCTCCTTGTCCGTTCTCTCTTGTCCCGCCTTTTACGTCTTTCATACCACTCGTAATACATGTGTAGTTTTACATTTCGCAGGAAATCGTCAATTGCATTCTTCTCCCGCCTGTCAGGGGTGTAATAAAAACACTTCATGGTCACGTCATCCATCTTGACGTTGGAGTCAATGTAATGCTTCATGCGTAATTGCCTGAAGTTTTTCCTGTCCGTGACTATGAGCTTGACGCGGCCGCTTGCATTCGGCATCACATAATAACGGTTTCCGTTCTTGGCATGAGCCCTGTCGGCTCTGCTGACTGCTTCACGGTATATCAGCCATGCATAGAAACTTGAAAAAATGTTCATAATGTTGATTTATTAAGCGATTATAGCCTCTGTCGGATTATTCCAACGCGATGACTTGTGATTCGGTTGCTGTTCTATTTCTATAATTCTAGGAATTTCCATTTCTGTGAAACTGATAAGAAGACCTATGCCTCGGGTCATAAGAAGGTCGTCATGCATACCTAATATTGCACCCCAGGCTCCGTTAGGTTTTTTCTCGTATGTGAGATATTCGTCCAGACATCTTCCGTCTCTTTCTGTATATAGACATTCCCGAATGACCTTGACAAGTATTGATACTATTTTCGGCTTTGTGCTGACATTAGTATGAAAGCCGTATTTCCGAGGCATCTGTTTCCTTATATCTTCGTCACTTTGTGGACGGGCATATAGATTCGGATAGGCATCTTTGACAAGGTTGAGTATATATAGTGACTGATCACCGTCAACTTGCCGTTCCGCATCGTGCGTCTCCAGAGTGTTGCTCTCAATAACAAGTAGGGCGTTATCATAATAGGCTGCAATTTGGGCCGCTTTCCATGCGAGCAAGTCCATATCTATATGTCCATACCATTGGGCTACAACTGACGGCTTGCCGCCTTCCATTTGATAAAGCCTGTCAAATACTACAATACAAGACCAGTCTGATTTCTTTGCGCGTCCTCCGATATCAACTACAACCAAGTATCTGTCTACTATTTTGATTTTTCTGTCAATTTCCGGCTTGCTCCAGATCCATAGCCTTCCTTGCTTGTCATCAATGAATCGAATGTTTGCAAATGCTTCTTTTCCATCATCTCCGTTCGCGCAGACTTCTCCAATGAATCTTGGGGGCTTACAACTGCAACGTAGTTTTTCTACCTTGTATCTGTCGAATACACGCGCCCCTGAATGAGAAAACGCTTCTATGTCATCTGATGGAAATTCCGAAGCCATATCTTCGTCGGAATCATGTGCGGCACGTTCAATGATATACCAGTTGATTGCGTCAAGTGATGCCCCGATAGTCCAGAGATACCACAGGTACTGTCCGGAAACCTCTCTGTCGGAGTTTACGTTAGTGTTTTCACGATTGGACCATAGTTTGACAGCGAAGTCCCGAAGCTCTTTGGGATCTGATATGTATAATGAGTACTGCGGTATTTGCCACCAGGCTACGAACATTGAGTCAAATTGGGATTTGCCGGTTTTTGCGGCTTCGTATTCGCGGTGAAAAAAATTGCCGGAGCCATTCGCCGTTGACTCGTAGATTATCATTGTCAATGGCCTATATAACACACCGGAACAGGCGGAACGGACAATATCCTGAGGCCGTTTTCCTTCGGTGCGTTTCCATAGACCAACTTCGGAACAGTGCACAAGGTTGTAGTCGCCACCACGCGCAGAGTCAGGCCGTTCTGCTGTGCCGATCTTTATCTTACATTTCCTTTGCGGCACGCGATGTATATTGCCGCTTTTTCCTACAGATTTGAATTTGCTTTCCTTTTCGCTGTAATTCTCGGATATCGAGTGAAGATATTTCGCCGGATATCTGCTGATCATTCTGTAGAACATGTCCTGGATTTCATCAGACGCTGTCCCTTGATGTGCGACGATTAGAGAGTTGAGTCCTACTTTATGTACGAGTTGGAGCCAAGCCATGTACAACTGTATGCAAGTAGAACCTCCCCATTGCCTGGCTTTCAGAAGAATCAGTCTGATAGGTTTCCCTGTAAGCCTCATTGACTCTAATCGCTCAATGAGCTTTCTCTGAGGATTGTTAAGCCTGAAAAGTGTATCTTCTCCTCCTCCTTTATTCTTGATGTACGCAAGAGTTGCCGCCCAAAAAGGAAAATCGAATTTGATTCTTACTCGGACGACTTGTTCAATAACTTTTTGCTTTTCATTTTCGCTATAACAAGATTTCAATGAGTCTGTTATGAATTTCCGTATGGAACCGGTCTTGACTAGTTTTTGAATCAATGGTACTGATTTCATTTCTTTTGGAATCCACTGCTCGGAAAAAGGGAAATCAGTAATCTTGATTCTTACTCTGGATTTGAAGAATGTGGAGCCTTCACCGGTAACGGGATTGAATGTCTGTTCAATTCCGGAACGGCGTTTACTGTTCTCTTCTATGATTGATGCGACGGCTCTGCTTTCTTCTTCTTTTGTCATGTCAAACCTTTTTATTGAGGAATGCACCTATTAGTCCGAACATATAGCAATACACGTGTAACCATACGTCGATTGTATGTGGGAAAATGAAACCTATAAGTATTGTAGTGCAGATGCAAATCTGCCAATATGCTTTTTCTTTAACATTTAAGGAAACTCGTCCCAACAAGTAGTAACAGACACCGGAAAAACCAATTGTAAAATGAGGCTCCGAATATAGTTGTGACAATAAACCTACAGGATATGTTATTGCAGTTGCATATCCTGCCAGCAAGGATATCAATGATACGTCATATATGAATACTATTGATATGAGGCACCAGCAATTCATCATGGCATGAAGAAATGAGGTGTGAAAAAATGGATAAGAAAAACGGCTTGCTATCCCGCCTCCTGGATGCAGAGATATTGCCGTTATTTCAGGATTTGTAAAACACAGACAGACTGCGAGTAAGGAATATACTAGACTTATACCCTGAGCCACTCTCTTGCTTCGTACCATTGATTTTTAATTTTTAATATGATCATGTGAGCGGAGTTAGGCGTTAGATAGAATCGTGGTGCTTGCGAATTGACAACATCGAACGTTAAGCTATAAATTGAGTCGTTTGGGCGTGTCTTTTTCAAATCCATGACTCTTTTATGAATCTCGTTAAACATTGCGCGTTTGTTGGGACGCATGTTGTCTAAATCATTCCCTTTAATTATCAGCGAAACGACTTTGGCAGCTCGCAGTTCACTGACCCAGAATCTTTTCGAAGGCATTTCTACAATTATTTCATACACATCTTTCATAGGACGCCCGTTCCGATGTGCCATTACTGTTCTGAATGCACGCATCAAGTCGCAGTTGCGCTCTTTCTCGTATTCGAAATATGAACCGGTGTGTTTCATTCTGTCTCTGTTGCTCAGTTTCTATACAAATTTACCCTTGCAGGTAAATAGATAACATTTGACTTTTCTTGAGAGGATGTATTTTCGCAATAAGAACTAAAGCATAAAATATATATTACGTATGGAAAATACTGATAATAAGAAAGTTATCTCGAAAAGAGAATTAGCTCTTCAGCGTCTTAAATCAAAATATCCGGAAGATAATTTTGATGATGATGAGGCCGTTTTTGGTCGAATTAATGGTGATTACGATGAATACGATAAGAAGATAAAGGCACAAGATGAGAGAATCGCCGGTTATGAAGCTGATGAAAAGGCTCTTGGGGATATGTTTTCGACAGATCCTCGTTCAGCAAAGTTCCTGTCCAAATGGAAAAAAGGTGGAGATCCGGCAATTGCCCTGATTCAGGAATTTGGGAATGATATTGAGGAAATATTGCATGATCCGGAAAGACAGCAGGAGGTTGCAGATGCGAACAAGGCATTTGCTGAAAGAGTTGCCAAGAACAAAGAGTATGAGGAAGAATATAAAGTCAACCTCGATCAGTCAATGCAAAATATTGAAGACCTTAAGGCTAAAGGCTTTACTGAGGCAGAGATTGATGATATCATGCAGGCCACGATCTCAATTGTAAGTGATGGGTTGAGAGGTATATTCTCTTCGGAGACTCTGATGATGGTCGGCAAGGCAATCAGTCATGATAGAGATGTAACCAATGCATCCGAGGAAGGAGAAATCCGTGGCCGCAACGCGAAGATTGAAGAAAAATTGAAAAAGCCTAAAAAGAGTGATGGTATAGTGTCACTTGGCGGCAACAGTGGTGGTGCAGGTCTGGCTGACAGAAAATCTCTTGGCGCATTTGACAGATATGGAGATGGCTCCAGAACCATTTGGGAAAAAGGCGGAGAGAAAAGAATTCAACATAGATAACAATATATTCAATATTAAAACCAATCAAATATGAAGACAATCAACAAGTTCGGAAAATTTATCCTGTCAACGCTGCTGTCTGTGCTCTGTTTCGCATTGGGCGCGCAGTCAGGTGTGATGATGGCAGCAGCAAGTGAACTTCCTGATG